GAATAGCATGGTGAGGAGTTAAATGAGCATCCTGCAATCCCTCACCGACAGCATCGCGACGTGTTCTGGAGTTGCCGACAACGGCAACGGCACCTACCGCGTCGACTTCGCCGACGCCGACTCGCGACTCGCCACCGACGACGAAATCCGCGCCGCGAAGGCCGCCGCCGTCATCGAGCAAATCAAGGTCGAGCGCGACCGGCGCAAGGGTCTGGGCTGCACCGTCGGACCGCACCGCTTCCACTCCGACGACCCGTCGCGCATCCAGCAACTCGGGCTCGTGATGATGGGCGCGTCGATGCCGGCCGGGATCAAGTGGAAGACGATGGACGGCACGTTCGCCGACATGACGCCGACGCTCGCGCAGCAGATCTTCGGCGCCCAGGCGCAGCGCGACATGACCCTGTTCGCCGTCTGCGAGCAGCACGTCGCGGAGGCGGCGCTCGCAGCGGACCCGCTGACGTACGACTACTCGGCCGGTTGGCCCGAGTAACCCATGACGCTTGGCGTCGGCGCACTCTCTGACGCGCCACTCTCTGGTGATCGGCCGGCTGCCGGCGGCGGGTCGTCGACCTACAACGAGGGCGTCTCCGAGACCGCGAGCCTGACCGACACGCCCATCGGCGGCCTGATGGTCGCACTGGGCATCGCCAGCGAGACGCTCGCGACCGCGGCTGACACCTGGGCGAGCACCGCGGTGATGGCCGCTGCCGTGTCCGAGTCGATCTTCGGCACGTCGGGCGAGGAGGGCACCAAGGCCACCAACTCGTACGACGAACTCGTCAGCGAGACCGTCATCGCGTCGGACACGCCCGCAGCGCTGATCATCGCGCTCGCCTCCACCAGCGAAACGGCCGGGCTCACCGACACGCCCGACGGCCTCATGGTGGCAAGTGGAGCGGCCTCCGAGTCCGCCACCCTGTCCGACACGCCGACGGGCCTTGCGGCCATGCTTGCGGCCCTCAGCGAGGCCGTCACGGCGACTGACGACGGCGCCGCGGGGCCGAGCGTCTACAACGTGCCGGTCGATGAGCTGATCGTCGTCTGGGACTCGCCCGACGCCACCGGCGGCAACGGCGTGCCCAACGTCATCCACCAGGGCCAACGCATCCTGACCCCGGGCACGCTCAAGGCCACCCGATGATCACCTCCATGCAACGCGAGGACTTCGCAACCCTCGCGTGGAAACGCTTCACCGACGACCTCACCCTGAGGCTCGCCGACCTGCGCGCGCGCAACGACAACCCCACGCACGCACCCGACCAGACCGCCCTGATCCGAGGACAGATCAAGGAGGTCAAACGCATTCTCGACCTGGCTCGCGCCAGCTCGGGCAACGGCGAGGTCGCCGACGACTAGATCGTCCGCGACCTCAATGCGAAACGAACCGCCGCAAGGCGGTTTTTCATTTCTGGACTTGAATGACCACCGAAGCCACCACCGAGCTGACGCCCGAGCAGATCTGGGACGAACTCGACAAGGAGAACTCGACCCCGGTCGAGGACGTTCACGCCGAATCGAAGGCACAACCCAAGCAGGAAGAGCCAGCCGCGAAGCCGGAGGCCGCCCCCGAGGCCGCCCCGGCACAACCCGCCGCTGACGACCCCTACGCCGGGCTGCCCGAGGTCGTCAAGAACACGATCGTGGGCCTGCAGACGCAGGTCGGATCGCTCCAGCAACGCGTTCGCCAGGCGGAAGGCCGCGTGGGCGAGCTGAACGGCACGGTCAAGCAGTGGACAACCGCCCCGCGCGGGCCGTCCCCCGCCGAAACCGCAGCCGCGAAGGCCGACCCCGCCAAGCTCGCTGCCCTGCGCGAGAACTACCCCGAGATCTTCGAGGGAATCGAGGCCGTCGTCGCCTCGCGACTCCCCGAGAAGGCCGAGGCAGACCCCGCGCACGCCGGCATGTCGGCCGAAGAGGTCCGCGCCCTGCTCGCAAAGCAGGAAAAGGACTTCGAGGTCGAGATCAACCACCGGGGGTGGAAGAAGACCGTTCAATCGCCCGCATTCGCGGGCTGGTACTCGCAGCAGCAACCCGAGATCCGCGCCCTGGCCGACTCCGACGAGCCCGCCGCCGCGATCCGAATGCTCGACCTGTACGTCGCCAGCTCCACGAAGAAGGCACCCAACCCGAATCTCGCAGCCGCCGCAGCCATCCCCACGGGGCGGCCCGGCAGCACCGCGTCTTTCCGAGGCAAGACCCTCGACGAGATGAACGACCGCGAGCTTTGGGCCTACTACGACGCTCAAGACCGGGCAGCCGCCCGGGGAAAGTAATACATCATGCAAACCTACGGCCTCGTTGCATCCCGCAATTTGATCCGCGCCGAGCGCGAAATGCTCAAGCACGCAGAGCCCCGCAAGGTGCTCTCGTCCTTCGGCGTCCAGAAGGAACAGCCCAAGAACTCGACCGACACGGTCGTGTTCCGCCGCGCCGTTCCGATCGACGCAGCGACCTCGGGCGCGGCCTCCGGCGCCCCGCAGGTCACCGCGACGAACTACCTGCTCCAGGAAGGCGTCACGCCGGCCGCGCAGACCATCACGTACGCGGACGTCACCGCGACGGTCCAGGAGTACGGCATCCTGCTCAAGCTCACGTCGAAAGCCGAGAGCATGTACGAGGATGACATCCCGGGCGACATGGTCAAGCTCACCGGCGAGCACATGGCCACGCTGGAAGAGATGATCGCGTTCAACGCCGTGCGCGGCGGCACGAACGTCGTCTACTCGTCCGGTACGGATCGCACCGGCGTCGGCGCTGTCATCTCGCTGGGCAAGCTGCGTCAGTGCGCGCGCAACATCGAAAACGCGCACGGCGACAAGGTCACCTCGAAGCTGGCCAGCGGCGTGAACTTCGGCACCTCGCCGATCGAAGGCGGCTACCTGGTCTTCATCCACACCGACCTCGAAGCCGACGTCCGCAACCTGCCGGGCTTCGTGCCGCGCGTGAAATACGCGGCGGGCTCGTCGGTGCACGAGCGCGAGATCGGCGCGGTGGAGAACTTCCGGTTCATCACCAGCCCGTACTTCCGCCCGTGGCTGTCGGCCGGCACCGCCGCGACGACCGTCATCGGCACGGTGCTCACCGCTGGCGTGGCCTCGACGGCGACGACCGACGACATCGACGTGTACCCGGTGCTGGTCGTGGCCGACAACGCGTGGGGTCAGGTGGCGCTCAAGGGCCAGGGCGCGGTCAGCCCGACGTACCTGCCGGCGCGCCAGAAGTCGCACGCCAACCCGCTCGGTCGCTTCGGTTTCGTGGGCGCGACCTTCGTGAAGACCGCGGTCCGACTCAACGAGCAGTGGATGGTCAGGCTCGAAGTCGCGGCGTCGGCGCTCTGATGAACATGCCCCCGGCCTGACCGCCGGGGGCGCATAGGAGATACCGATGTCCGAATCCATCGCACAACGCACCAACGCACTGGCGGTGCCCTCCGACGCAGCGCAGATCCGCGCGCTCGTCGAGGCCATCCGCCAGGACCTGGGCCTGCCCCTCACCGCCTCGGCCACGTTCGACCCGGCCGCGAGCGTGGACGGCGCCGGCGAGACGACCACCGTGACGTGCACGGGCGCCAAGCTCGGCGACTTCGCGGTCGCGTCGTTCTCCCTCGACCTGCAGGGCTACACCGTGACGGCCTACGTCTCGGCCGCCAACACCGTCTCCGTTCGCTTCCAGAACGAGTCCGGTGCGGCACCGAACATCGCCAGCGGCACCCTGCGCGTCAAGGTCTTCCCGGCCACGGCGAACCTCGTCGTCTGAACCCTCTTCAAGGAATACACCCATGTCCGATCGCCACAACCGTTGCTACGGCAAGGCCGTCCTGGCCGAAGGCTCCGCAGCCAACAAGTTCAAGACCACGACCAACACGATCACCTACACGATCAAGGGCCGGGCCTACACCAAGGCCGCTGCCGAAGATCTGGTGTTCAGCTCCGGTCACACCGCGCTCGGCGCGTCGCAGATCTGCGCCTTCGGCGTGATGCTCGACACGTCGGGCAACGTCACCACGGTGCAGGGCCCGATCAAGACCGTCGGCAACACCGACAAGGTCCTGCCGCTGCCGTTCTGCAACAGCGCCGACAAGTGCCTCATCGGCTACATCATCGTGCAGACCTCGTCGAGCGGCGTGTTCACGCCGAACTCGACCGACCTGGGCGACGCCCAGGTCACCGACACGTACATCGACTGCGACGGCGAGCCGTCCCAGACGGTGACGCTGTACTGACACCCGCGCAACGCGAGTGAATTCGGAGGGGCCTTCGGGCCCCTCCGCTTTTTTCGGAGCTGCACATGCCCCGCGGCGTGTACCCAAGGAAAACCCAAGTGAGCAAACTGCCCAACGTCGCCCCCAGCAAGATCGTCGATGCCACCGACGACCTCATCGAGGGACGCGACCGCGAATTCAACCTCGAAAAGCTCGTCGTCGCCGGCCCGCCGCCGATCGACACGGTCGCGCCCGACGTGCTCAGTCACGACGCCATCGAGCACGAGAAGTTCATGTCGCAGATGCTCGACGTCTACCTGCACGACCCCGTCGGCGAGCACGAGAACAGTCACGCCTTCATCGGCGTCAACGGCGAGCAGATGTGGCTCAAGCGCGGCGCGCAGTACCAGCTCAAGCGCAGCCACGTCGCGGTGCTCGCCAACGCCAAATCGGGCCGCGTGATGCAGGACAAGGGCCACGATGCCGACGGCGCCGAGCGCTACATCAACCGCGAGGTCCTCTCGCTGATGTACCCGTTCTCGGTCATCGCCGACCCGCACCCGAAGGGCCCGGCGTGGCTTCGCGAAACGATGAAGCGCGCGAGCTGACATGAACTTCCTCGAACTGGCGCAGGCCACCGTCCAGCGCTGCGGTATCCAAGGCACGGCGACGAGCCCCTCAACCGTGATCAGCCAGGTCGGGGAGATGGCGCGCGTCGTCAACTGGGTCAACGACGCCTGGGTCGACGTGCAGCGCAAGCACACGTCCTGGAACTTCAGGCGCGGCGACTTCAGCTTCAACACCGTGGCCGGCACGTACGTCTACGCGCTCGCCGCCTGCGGCCTGGAAGCGAGCACCGAGCTGAACTCGTGGTTGCCGAGCACGTTCCGGCGCTACCTCACGTCGGCCGGCGTTGCCACCGAACTGCCGCTCACGCCGTGGCCGTACGACGCCTTCCGCGACCTGTACGAGTTCCAGTCCGGGCAGTCCGGGCCGCCCTCGGTGTTCGCGGCGCGCGCGAAGGACCGCGCGCTCCTGCTCGGGCCCAACCCCGACGCGATCTACACGATCCGCGGCCAGTACGTGAAGGCCGCGCTCAAGATGACCGTGGCCGACGCGAGCGAGCCCAGCATCCCGACCGAGTTCCAGATGCTCATCGTCTACAAAGCGATGATGAAGTACGCCAGCTACGAGGCCGCACCCGAGGTCATGGCCGAGGCCGAAGCCGGCTGGAAGAGCCTGCTCGTCGACGCCGAGCTTGCGCTGCTGCCCCCGATGGAAATGGCCGAGCCGCTCGCATGACCCAAGTCCCCAACGTCCCGATCAGCACGAGCTACTTCCCGCTCGCGGGAGGGCTGAACCTGGTTACGCCGGCGCTGTCCATCCCGCCGGGCATGTGCATCGACGCGCAGAACTTCGTGCCCGAGATCACGGGCGGGTACAAGCGCGTCGGCGGCTACGAGCGCTTCGACGGGCACGCGAGCCCGAGTGCCGCGGATTACTACGTCTTCAGCGTCACCCTGACCGGTACGATCGCGGTGGGCGCGACGATCACCGGCGCCAGCTCAGGGCAGACTGCGGTCGTCATCGCCGCGCCCGACAGCACGCACCGCGTCGTCGCCCGCGTCTCCGGCAGCTTCACCAACGGCGAGACGCTCAACGTCGGTGGCGTCGGCCAGGGCACGCTTACCGCCACGCCGGTCGCCAACAACGAATCCACGCCCGCGCTCGACGCGTCGTACGCGAACCTCGCCGCCGACGAGATCCGCACCTCGATCAGCGCGGTGCCGGGCCAGGGGGCCATCCGCGGCGTCTGGGTCTACAACGACGTCGTCTACGCCTTCCGCGACGCGGTCGGCGGCGCCACGACTGAGATGTACAAGTCGACCGCCAGCGGATGGTCGGCGTCGCTGCACACGTTCGCGGTGCCGGGCGGCCGGTTCGAGTTCGTGAACTACAACTTCTCGGGCTCGGCGACGGGCCTGAAGATGTACGGCTGCGACGGCAAGAACAAGGCCTTCGAGTACGACGGCACCACGTTCACGTCGATCACCTCAACCGCATCGACCGACACGCCGCAGTGCATCGCCGCGCACAAGAACCGCCTCTTCCTGGGCATCCAGGGCTCGTTGTTCCTGTCCTCCCCCGGCGCGCCCACCAGCGGCTGGGCGAACACCGGCGGCGTCTCGGGCGAGATCGGCGTGGGCGACCAGATCACCGGCCTGTACTCGCTGCCCGGCGACAACAACAACGGGGCCCTGGCGGTCTTCTCGCGCAACTCCACGCACATCCTGTACGGCTACTCCACCTCGACGTGGAACCTGTCGCCGACCGCGCCCGACTCGGGCGCCATCGCGCACACTTCGCAGTACGTGAGCGCGATGCTCGCCCTGGACGATCGCGGCGTCACGTTGCTCGCCGCCTCCGCGGTCTTCTCGAACTTCGAGCAGGCCACGATCTCGCGCAACGTGCAGCCGTTCATCACGCAGCGGGCGGGCACCGCGGTCGCCTCCTCGGTGCTGCGATCGCAGAACCAGTACCGCCTGTACTTCAGCGACGGCTACGCCCTGGTGTTCCAGGTCGAGAACAGCAAGTGCGAAGCGGTGATGCCGATCTACTACCCCAACCCCGTCACGTGCATCTGCACCAGCGAGTACTCCACGGGCGAGGAGGTCGTCTTCTTCGGCTCCAGCGACGGCAAGATCTACCAGGCCGAGAAGGGTACGAGCTTCGACGGCGCCAACATCGAGTCCTGGATTCGCCTCGCGTTCAACCCCGAGAAGAGCCCGCGCGTGCGCAAGCGCTGGCGGCGCATGGTCTGCGACGTGTCGGTGCCCGGCTACGCCGAGCTGAACTTCACGTACGAAATGGACTTCGGCGACTACGGCTTGTCCCCCGCGATCACGCAGGCCAGCGAGATCGTGCAGACCGTCGTCGCCCCCGGCGGCGGCGGCTTCTGGGACTCCTTCACCTGGGACGAGTTCACCTGGGACAGCGACCTCATCAGCCCCCCGCGCTATGACCTGACGGGCACCGGCCGAAACATCAGCCTGCTCTTCTACAACTACGCGGACACCGCCGCGCCCTTCACGCTGCAGGGCATCACGCTGCACTTCACGCCGCGCAGGAACGAGCGATGACGAACCCGTACTACACCAAGACCGGGAACCCCTCACCCAACGTGAAGGGGCGCAGCTCGCTGATTCGCGACGAGTTCGCGCTCATCGAGGCCGGGTTCGACGCGGCCACAACCCAAGGCACCGAAGACCGCACGCGCGCGATTCGCCTGCCGATCGGCGAAGACGGGAGCATCACGGCGAACGACGCGGCGCGCGAGAACCGCGTGGTCGCGTTCGATTCGAGCGGCAACGTCCAGGTCTTCCCGTCGCAGTCGGCGGCGCTGCGCGCGAACAAGGTGCTCGCCTGGGACGAGACCGGAGGGCTCACGCTGGCGACCGCCGGCTCGGGCTACTCGTGGTTGCCGTCGCCCACGGGCAAGGAGTTCTACGACCTGAGCACCGACGGCACCGACCCGCTCTGGCGCGCGCGCAACCTGTCCGGCGGCCTGTCCACGCTCACCGGGCCTCTGTCCCTGACCGACAGCCGGGTGGCGTACGTCAGCTCGTTCACGATCGGCGACGCACTCACGCTGCCCGACGCGCGCAACCTGCCCAAGGGCACGATGGTGATGGTCGAGGGGTTGGTCGGATTCGCGGTCCGCACCAACGACGGGACGCTCCTGTACGTGTTCTCGACCGCCGGGACTCAGGTCTTCGTCCTGGTCGACAACGCCACGCAGGCGGGCTCCTGGCGCTGGTATGCGCTGACGCGCACCGACTACACCGGCAGCACGAACGACTACGTCCTGCCCGGCCCCGAGACCGAGATCATCGCGTCGATGACGACCGGCGCAGTGTGCGAGATCAGCTCGGGCGTGTACCTGCTCGCGTGCGGCGCGGCCTCCGGCGGCATCCGCCTCAAGGTCGTCACCGCAGGCGCTGCGCCCGCGCTCACGTTCACCACCGGGTCGACGACGACCGCCGGCACCGACGCGTGCCTGACGGGCTCGATCGCGGTGCGCAAGCTCTCGACGGGCTACATCGTCACGTACCTCACGGCATCCGGCGGCGACCTCAAAGCCATCCCCGTCTCGGTGTCCGGCACCACGGTCACGGCTGGCACGATCGCCACGATCAAGGCCACGGTGATCGGCTCGTTCTACGATCTGTCGTTGCAGACCAGCGGCGACAAGGCTGTGGTGATCTATCAGGCGTCGACCACCACGGTGGAGTTCGCCTGCCTGTCGTACTCGTCGAACGTGGTCACCGTCGGCACGGCAGTCTCGCCGTTCACGGCGGCGTCGAACTTCGACCGCGTGTTCGGCCAGGGTTGCTTGTCCGGCACCGACCAGGGCTTCTTCGCCATTACGACGCGCACGACGGGCACGGTCACCGTGAACAACCTGTACGCGTTCACGGTCTCGGGCACGACGCTCACGGTGGGCACCGGAGTCGCGTACAACACGACCACCGCGACCAACGGCGCCGTCGGCGTTGCGGCATCGGACGCGAATACCTGCATGACCGCGTGGGCCGACAACAGCGGCAACTCGCTCCAGGTGCGCCGGATGACGAAGTCCGGCACCGTCGTCACGGCGGGCACCAACGTCACCGGCCAGACGGTCAGCAACGGTTCCAGCCCGCGCGGCTGGGTCCGCGTCCACTACCTGTCGGCGACCGGAATCTTCGTGGTGATGGCAGAGGGTTCGTCTGCCAGCGACCAGCGCACGTTCTACTTCAGTGGCACGACCCCGACCCTCATTTCCGGTGGCGCTCAGGCGAACGCAGCCATCAGCACCCCGGTCGAGCTTGCCGCCGGATCGTATGCGCTGCTCTACGGATTTGGAACGACCCTTGTCATCGTCAAGGCTTCCTACTCGGCCGGCGCTATCACGAACTCCAGCATCGCCGCTCCTTCGGTGGCGAACGTCGGCGTCGCCGTGCCCACGTTCCCGGCGGGCATCTCGCTCTTCTCGCTGGGCAGCGACAGGTACGTCCACTTCGAGCAGCCCGCGTCCATGACCATCGTCGAGGCCAAGTTCCAATGAGCACGCGCTACCTGATCGTCCAGGGCGGCCAGACGGTCGCGTCGTCAGACACGCCGGTCTACGACGAGGACGGGCACTTCCGCAGCGCCACCAAGGCGTGGTTGGAGCTTTCCCCGGACAACTCCGAGGTGGTTGTCGAAAGTATCGACGACCCCGTGCCCGTGCCCGCGGCGGTCACGATGCGCCAGGCGCGCATCGCGCTCTACGGCGCGGGCCTCCTGTCCTCGGTGGACGCCGCGATCGACGCGCTGCCCGAGCCCACCAAGACGCTCGCGCGCATCGAGTGGGAGTACAGCAACGAGCTGCAGCGAGGCAACGCCCTGGTCGCTGCGCTCACGCCTGCGCTCGGGCTGACCGACGCGCAGGTCGACGCGCTCTTCGTGCAGGCCGCCACGCTATGACCGCGCTCGTGTTCTGCCGCGCGCCCACGCTCACCTCATGGGCCATCCGCGTCGCCACCTGGTCGCGCTGGTCGCACGTGGCGCTGATCGAGGGCGACTGGGCGATCGACGCCACGGCCGCGCGCGGCGTCGCCGTGCGCCCCCTGATCGACTTCACCGAAGAGCACGACGACGTCTACACGGTCGACCTGCCCCGCGACCTCGGCCACGGGCTGGTGCTGCAGATGATCACCCAGGTGGGCAAGCCCTACGACTGGACCGCCGCGCTCGGGCTCGGACTGCACCGCGACTGGCAGCGCGACGACGCCTGGTTCTGCTCCGAACTCGTGGCCTGGGCCTATGACCGCATCGAGCGACCCCTGTTCAGGGCAGACTCAATGCACCGCGTCACGCCGCAGCACCTCTTCATGTTGCAGGCCAACCTGCTGGGACAACGCCAATGGCCATGACCGCCGACCAGGCGAAGACCTACTTCGCCAACTACAAGGACGTGGCCGACGCGTTCACCGCCAACCCCTACGGCCTGGACCAGACCGGGTTCGCGAACGCGCATTACACGAACTACGGCAGCAAGGAAGGCCGCACCTGGGCGCCGCTCGCCGCCGCGACGCCGACCCCTGCGGCCACCCCTGCGGCCCCGCCCGCGCAGGCTCCGCAACAGGCCGCGAACCCGCCCCTGACCGCCGCCGACGTCAACGGCATCGTCGCCAACGCGATGAAGTCGAGCCAGGCCAATGCGCCCGCGCCGCCTCCGGTCGCGCAGGCCTCGGCGCCCCAGGTCGCTCCGGTCACCTCGGAGGTCGACCCCACGAAGACCGCGTTCGGCCTCGTGAACGCGAACCTCGCGAGCGACTCCACCTACCTGGGCCAGGCGCGCAAGCTCGCCAACGAAGAGATGGCCGGGCGCGGCCTGCTGTCGTCGAGCATGGCTGCGGGCGCGGCCACGGGCGCGGCGATCAACGCCGCCGGCCAGCTCGCCGTGCCCGACGCGCAGATCTACGCGAACCAGCGACTGGCCAATCAGACCGCGCAGAACACCGTCAACCTCGCGAACGCCGGCAACCAGGTCGACGTGAGCAAGTTCAACGCGGGCGCGCAGAACACCGTCTCGAATCTCGGCTACCAGAACCAGCTCACGCAGTCGAACGCCGTGCTCCAGGGCACGATCGCCGCCGCGCTCTCGCAGCAGGCGCTGGGCCAGGACCTCACGAAGATGGCCGTGGGGCAGACCTACGACCTCTCGAAGATGAACTACGGTGCCGCGCTCGACATCACGAAGATGAAGTACGGCGCGGACCTCGACCTCACCAAGCTCGCGGTCGGCCAGGGCTACACGATGGACCAGCTCGCGCAGGTCCAGGCCAACGACCTCGCGAAGATCGGCGTGAACTTCGGCAACTCGATCGAGGCCATGAAGATCGGTGCCGGCCTGGACCTCACCAAGCTCGCCGCCGCCAACGGCTACGACAAAGAGAAGATGGGCCTGGCCAACGACTACGAGATCCAGCGGCTCGTAAAATCGAGCGAACTCGACGTCAGCGCCAAGACCACGCTGCTCGCGCTCTCGTACAAGTACGACAGCCTGACGAAGTCGTCGCAGTTCGCGGCCGGCTTCCTTGGGCAGAAGCTCACCGACATCAACAAGATCCTGGCCGACCCGGACATCTCGAACGAGTCGCAGGGCAACGACGCCGACGGCAAGCCCTTGCTGTCCCCGAAGGCGCAGATGATAAACAGCATCGCCGACGCGATGGCCCGCTCGATGGAGGGGCTCGACAAGGTGTACGGCACGAACCTGGGCCCGTTGTTCGCGGCAGCGCAGACGCCGGCCGCCGCGCCCACGCCGAAGCCGACGCCCGCGCAGACGCCGACCGCGCAACCTGAGCCGCAGAGCGCATGAGCAAGATCGTGATCCGCCGCGCGCAACTCGCCGACGTCCCGGCGATCGTGGACCTGGCGGTCGAGTCCGTCTCGCGCGACCCACTGCCGCTGCGCGTGAGCCGCGACGCGATGGCCGAGACCGCCAGCGAGCTGATCCGCGGCAACCAGCACTTCGCGTGGGTCGCCGAGCAGGGTGGCGCTGTCGTCGCCGCAGTGGGCGCCGCCGCAACCCCCGGGTTCTGGTTCGAGCGGATGCAGGCCTCGGTGCTGATGTTCTACTGCCGCGCGCCAGGCGCCGGCATTGCGCTGCTGCGCGAGTTCGCGCGCTGGGTCAAGGCACGACCGGCCATCAAGATGGCCGTCTTCAGCCTGGAGCCCAACGCAGATCCGCGCATCGAGAAGCTGCTCGTGCGTCTGGGTTTCGGCTTGCGCACCACGAGCCTGTCCTATGTGAAGGGGATCTGATGTCGAAGATCGTCAGCGGAATCGGACGGGCCGTGGGCTCGGTCCTCAAAGGCATCGGGAACGCGGTCAAGGCGATCGTGAAATCCCCGATCGGCAAGATCGCCCTCGCGGCGGCGGCCACCTACTTCACGGCCGGCGCCGGCCTGAGCGCCGTCACGGCAGGGGAGGGCGCCGCAGCAGCGGCCACCGGTGCAGCGACAGCGGCTGACGCCGCAGCCCTGGCCGAGGTCGGCATGGGCACGGTGGAAGTCGGCGGCGCGCTCGGCGCGAACACCGCGGGCCTGATCTCGGGCGCCGCCGGCAGCGCGCTGCCCGCGGGCATCGACGCGGCCACCGGCGGGGTCATGGACTCGCAGATCGCGGCTGCCGCACCCGAAGCAATGGCGAGCCCGGCCTCGATGGTCAGCCCGAGCACGCTCGCGCCCAGCTTCGAGAACCCCGCTGCCTGGCAGGCCGCGGACGCCGGCATGTCGGGATCGGCACCGTACGCGTCAGGTGCGCGGGGTCTCATCCAGCAGTACGTCAGCCCCGGGCTGAACGCGGTGGGTGACGCACTCTCGCCGACGGCCGACTTCATGTCGAAGAACAAGCTCTGGGGCCCGGCCGCGTACCTGGGTGGGGGTCTCATCCAAGGCATCGGCGCCGCCGGGATGAAGAAGGCCGAGTGGGATCGCCAGGATCAGGCACGCCAACGCGCGTACCAGAACTGGTCCGTGGGCAACCTGGTGCTGAGGTGATCGCATGGGACTGATCAAGCGGGCGATGCCCGAACCCGAAGACAAGCTCGACCCGAACGAACAGCCCGAGGGCACGCCGGTCGACGCGAAGGAAGACACCGCCGAGGGCGAGCCGCTCGACAGCGGCGACGCGGGCGGCCAGGGCGGCCCCGAGTACGACAAGTTCCTCGCCGCCGCCAAGGTCCTGCTCTTCAAGAAGGGGGGTCTGGCCGAAGACATCGGCCGCCAGCTCCTCGACGCCGACGACCCCGTCGCGGTGCTCGCCGACCAGGTCTACAACCTCGTGGCCGCGCTCGACGAGCGCAGCGGCGGGATGCTCCCCGACGAGCTGCTCGCGCCGGCCGCCGCCGACGTGCTCGGCATGGTCGTGGAGATCGCGCAGCACGCCGGCGTGAAGATGTCCAAGGACGACGTGGGCGCCGCGATGACCGCGATGATCAAGCGGTACATGAGCGAGTCGGGGCAGGACGCCGGCCCGCCGCAGGGCCCGCCGCAGGGCCCGCCGCAGGGCCCGCCGCAGGGCGGCCCGCCCTCGGGCCCGCCGCCCGCGCAACCCATGATGGGAGCCTGACATGGGGCTGATTCTGGCAGGGATGGCCGGGGGACTGGGCGCAGGCCTGGCCGGCGCGGCGCAGGAAGTGGACCGCCGCTCGCGCGAGGAAGACCTCCTTCGGGAACGCCTCGCGGATCGCGCCGCCGCGCGCGAGCAGAACGTCGCGCTGCAGACCATGCTGGCCCAGCAGCGCGCCGACGCCGCGCGCGAGTCCAACGACACGCGACTGCTGATCGCGGCCGAGCGCGCCGCGGGCCGCAGCGGCTCGGGCTCGGGCGGGGGTGCGCACTCGGGGGGCGTCGCCGACTTCAGCGAAGGCACGCCCGGCGAGGAGGCGCTCGCGCTGCGCGCGGGCCGCACCGTGCCCGAGATCCGCAAGATCCGCGGGGTCACGCGGGAAGGCACCGACGGCCTGGCGGTCGACGTCACGCGCACCGAGGACACCGCCGCGGGCGACCCGAATGCCGATGCGCGCGATCGGCTCGCGGGCATGAAGAAGACCACCACGCGCGAGGTGCCGGCCGAGCTGAAGGCGTTCATCAAGGCCGAGCAGGCCAACCTCGACCAGGCGATGACGCTGCTGCGCGCGGGCGGCAACTCCGAGCAGCAGGCCAAGGCCTACGGCGACCTCGCGCAGAGCAGGCTCATGCAGCGCGCCGCGGACAGCCCCACGATCGAGGGCTCGCGCGACGCCGGCCAGCGGCTCGCGAACACCGACCCGAAGGGCGGCGCATTCGACGCGAGCGGCGACAACAAGTTCACCGGCGAACTGGGCGCGGTGTCGCAGGGCGAGGTCGCGCTCAAGGGCGCGAAGGTCAAGACCGAGGCCACCGCGCAGGGCGAGAACTCCGCGCAGGCGCGTGCGGCCGACGCCCTGGCCGCCAAGCGCAAGGGCGGCGGCGACGACGACAAGCTCACCAACAAGCAGATCATCGACGGCTACCAGAAGGCCATCAACGACCTGCGCGCCGCGACCGGCAAGGCCGACCGCGAACAGGCCCAGCAGCTCAAGGCCCAGTTCCGCCAGATGCTGCTGGACCGCGGCCTGAAGGTGCCGGGCGCCGAGGGCGCGGCTGGCGCCCCGGACGCGGCCCCGAAGAGCGCGCCTCTGGCGCCCGCCGTGAATGAGCGCAAGGACGGCGCGTGGTACTCGAACTCGAAGGGGGAGCTGATGAGGTGGAACGCCGCGGGTAAAGGCTGGAGCCGCTGATGGCCAAACTCCTCACGGACGACGAGTTCCTGGGCGGCGCGCTGGCGCAAAGCGCGAAGCTGGTCTCGGACGACGAGTTCCTGGGCCCCTCGCGCAGCGAGATCGACCAGCAGCTCGACCAGCCGTACTTCCCGCGCTCGGCCACGAAGGCCGGCTTGCAGTCCGCGAAGGAACGCCCGATCGAGGCACCCGAGCCCGCGCCGGCGCCCGTGCGCGCGCCGGTCAAGCCCTACGCGACCGCGCGCAACAAGGAAGAACTCTTCGGCCTGCTGCAGGACGCGATCGTCGATGGCGCCACCGACGCCGACGTGAACGCCATCCTGAACAAGAACGGCGTCAAGCCGGCCGAATTCCGCACGTGGTACGACAAGATCTCCGGCACCACGAGCGCGCCGCAGACCTACCCCGAGCCCACCGCGGTGCGCGAGGCCGCCGCGCCGCGCGCGACCGGCGAGATCAAGCCGATCACGCAGCCCGAGGTCGGCGTCGGCTCGGTGCTCGCGGGCGTGGGCAAGGCCACCCTCGGCCAGCTCCAGGACGCGCAGTCCGCCGTCCGCATGGCGGGGGCCGACCTCGCCGGCAACCCGGACACGACCGCGCGCGAGGTGCGCGCCGTGCAGCAGCGCCAGCTCGAAAACGAGATGGCCACCCCGGACATCACGAGCACCACCGGCAAAGCCCTGTACTCGGGCGCCGTGAGCATCGGCCAGAACGCCGCGTCGCTCGCCGCCGGCGTCGCCACCGGCAGCCCGTTCGTCGCGCTCGCCTCGATGGTTGGGCCGATGAGCCTGGCCAAGTACGCCGAGTACCGCGCCGCCAACGTCGAGCCGCTGAAGGCCGCCGCCGCCGCGTTCGGCCAGGGCGCCGTGGAGTGGGCGACCGAGAAGCTCCCGATGGGCGCGCTGCTCAAGGACCTCTCGGCGAAGGCCGGCTTCGGCAAGATCCTCCTGCACAACCTGAAGCTGGAGCTGCCGGGCGAGCAGGCCGCCACTGTGCTCCAGGACGCGATCGACCAGGCCACGCTGCACCCGGAAAAGACCTGGTCGCAGTACCTGGCCGAACGCCCCGCCGCCGCATACCAGACCCTGGTCGCGACCGCGCTGCAGTCGGGCGTGATGACGGGCGCCGCGCACGCGGCCAGCAAGGTCGGCGACGCGCTCACGCCGGAGGCCGCCCCGCCCCAGGCGCGCTCGCTCTTCAGCCCGGACGCCGTCGTCACCGACCTGGTCCGCGGCTTCGACAAGCCCCAGCCGCCGGCGCCGAACCCGCAAGTCTTCCAGTCCCCGGCCGCCGAGGCCGCCGGCCTGCCGCCCCTGGTCGTGCCGCCCAAGAGCCCCGCGGTTGCGGCGGCCGAGGCTGCGGCGCAGGCCGAGAAGGCCCCGGAAGGCGAGAAGGCCCCGCCGGCTGACGAGACGGCCCCTGCCAGCCCCGCGCCGATCGCGGTGGCACCGACACTCCAGCCGGCGGCTTCGGCCGTTCCTGGGGCCGTGGCGGGCTTCGAGGACTACACCAGCCCGGCGGCGCAAGCCGAGATCCTGGGCGCGCCGGCCAACACCCTGGAGAACGCCGATGCTGCCACCCCGGTCGCTGCTGCTGCCGTTTCCGCTCAACCCGCTGGAGCGGCTGCGTCTGCGCAACCCGCGCCGGCCGGGCAAGCCGTGGCGACCGACGCGAGTCCTGGGGCGGGAAGTGCTGCAGTACCTGCCGGGCGGCCTGCGCCGAATGCAGGGGCTCCCGCAGTGGCGGCAGTTCAAGTACCGGATGCTGCGCCGGCTGACGGCCGGGCGACTGCGCCGCCGGTAGCCGCCACCTACGGCACGAGCACGCCGCTCCCCCTCAAGGGGATCGACGCGCGCGCCTCGAAAGCCGAGCCGCCCGCGCCGGCGCCGGTCGACCTCCCGGACTCGTTCCCCACGAAGTCCGAGGCCAACCTGTTCGCGGTGCGCAACAAGCTCGCCGATGTGCGCGCGGTGCAATCGGGTGTAGGCTGGACGCTCCAGCCCGTCGTCCAACCCGAGACCGCCGAGGAGGCCGCGCAGAATGAACGTCACGTACAGGTGCTCAATGACGCCCTGGCCCGAAGTGGTGATGCCCTTCGAGTTCATGCGGTGCGGAACGACGGCGCTGAGAAATCCGTCGCGGCGCAGGTCATTCGTCAAGTTCTCGGAATCCCTCAAGTACTCGTACGCGGACTTGGCGACAACGGCCTCTATTTCAAGGGTGTCTCGTACGTTAGCGACGCCCTATCAACTACTGCGCGCGTAGTCCACGCGGCGCTGCACGAGGCGTTCCACTGGGCTGCGCAGGCCCACCCGGACGTCGCCCAGAAATACCTCGACGCGATCGGCCCCTCCCTCACCACGGGCGTCTTGGCCGCGCGCCAGCAGTTCGAGAACGCGAACCTGCGCCCCGGTGAGAAACCCTTCCCGCTGACCGCCGGGCGCGGCGCGAACTTCTCCAAGGTCAACTCGGCCGAGGAAGAGGTCGCCGGCGACATCTGGGGCGACTTGGGCGTGGACCCGCAACTGTGGGTCGAGATGCGCCAGAAGGACCCGGGCCTGTTCCAGGCGGTTCGCTACCGCTTCATGGAGGGCCTCGCGCGCACGATCAACGCACTGAGCAAGCGCGGGGTCAACACCCGCAGCCTGGTCGCCGAGTACGACCGCGTGCGCGACGCCACGTCCACCGCGATGGCCGAGGTCGCCAAGCGCAACCGGGCGCCAACGGCCGAGCCCGCGGCGACCGCGGCGGCCCCGCGCGCGGAGGCGCCGGCCGAAGCCGATGTGCGCAGCTCGCGCAACCCCGAGTGGAAGGAGTTCCGCGGCAAGCCTACGAAGTCGAGCGCGCATCCGGGGCTGAACATCGAGGTCGCCCCGAACCCGGAGAACCGCAAGATCGCCCGCCGCTGGTCGGCCCTGTCCACTCCTCAGCGCGATCGGATCAGCCGGCTCATCGCGGACAAGTACCTGCGCAAGGCGCTCGACCGCATGGGTGTGCGCTACACGATCGAGCACACGCAGGGCGGCTTCCTGGGCGAGACGAACCCCTCGATCATCATCCGGTTCACCGACAAGAGCCTGTCGTTCGACGAGATCAACGAGATCGGTCGCAACGTCGGGAAGATGCTCGACCAGCAGGCCGTCATCACCTACGACGAGAACCTGACGAAAGGCGAAGGCCTCACCACGTTCGTGAAGCTGGTCCCCGATCGGGAGCTGACACAAGCCGAGATCGCGGGTGTATTCTTGAAGGTTCACGAGAGCTTCCCCGACGCTGCCGGATTCACGTTCCGGGACGGTGGCCTGGTCTTCGGGAACTTCTCCGAGAAGTCGGCGCAGGAGTTCCATGACGGCATCGACGCCGCCGTGGCCGACCACGAGATCCACTTCGAGTCGTTCCGGCGCGCGTTCCGAAGCGACTACCTGGAGACCGCGAATGACAGTGACACGCAGAGAGCCGAAGCCGGGCGAGAAGATCTTTGGCGGGGGGAGCGGGGTCTTGGTGCCCTTCAAGCCGCGCTCCGGCGAGACCTCAACACCGAAATCAAGCGAGCCCGCGAGCCCGGCACCCGCTCAACCGTCGGTCTCCGAGACGGCACCGAAGACCTCTCGCGATTCGGAGTAACCCCCGGCGCGGAACTCAAGGTCCGCGAACTCGCGGAGGCCCTCGACAAAAGAGCCGCCGCGCTCGGGCGGATCAGCGAGTACGACACGAGCGACCGAGCCCGCGACGAGATCGCGGCTACGTTCGCGGACGAGATCGAGCACCAGCTCACCCAGAGCCACAACGAAGCGACTGGCTCGGGCGAGGGGTGGTATAGCGTCAACTGGCCGGCGGCCCGCGCCAAGCTCGCGCAGCTCTTCCCCGAGATCGGCTACAACAGGGACGCGCAGGCGTTCTTCACGATGCTGCTCGCGTTCACCTCGAACGGCGAGCGGGTGCCCATCAACCTGCGCAACGCGATCATGCTCTACGACGCCTTCGTTCACGACGGCGCGAGGCTCACCGAAGTCGGCCTGAAGACCAAGCAGCAGGCCGCGCTCGAAGCCAACCTGGCAGCGACCCAGCGGATTGTCGATGACATGGGCGTGCGCGCGGCGACCGAGTTGCTCCTCCAGGAGATGACGGTCTCCGAGATGAATGCGGGCCTGCCCACGAAGGAACGCTCGGGCGACTACCCGGCCGACGCGATGTTGCCCAGGGCGGCGGTGATCTTCGGGCCGAAGCTCGGCGCGTTCTTCGCGAACCTAATGGGCAGCCACGGCTACCTGACGATGGACCTGTGGTGGACCCGCAGCTTCAACCGGGTCCGCGGCAACCTCGTCCCGACCGTCACCGACACCTCTCTCGACAGGCTCAAGGCGCTGCTCGGCGACCCGACGATGTCGGACGACGAAGCCATCATGCGCGCGCAGCCCTACCAGGAGGAGTACGAGGCCCAGAACTACAAAGTAAAGAAGAAGGACCTGCGCACCGCAGCGCAGCGCAAGAACCTCGACATCGCCAGGATCGCGAACACGATCGTGAAGGCCGCGATGCTCGAAATCAACCAGGCGCCGCTGCGGGCCGAAGAGCGCGCGTTTATGATCGCCACGGCGGTGCGGACGCAGGAGATGCTGGCCGAACGGGGGCACCACCTCACGATCGCCGACGTGCAGGCTGCGCTCTGGTACTATGAAAAGCGACTCTACCGTGACCTCAACACCAAGGAACGAAATGACATCGGGTACGAAGAAGCGATCGACGAGGTCCTCGCCGACCCCGATCGACCCCAGCGACCCGCTGCATCAGCAGATCGCTTCGCTCCCGCTCGAAGAGCGGCTGAAGATGATCGGGGCGCAGACGTCCGCCGCTCCCGCGCCGACACCGCCGCTGGACCTGCAGAACCTGCCGTTCGATCCGGCGGAAGTGGCCTCGCAGGAGCACAACGAGGCGCTGAAGATGCGCGAGGCTGGAGCAAGCGCAGTCCCCAGCCCCGCTCGGTCTCAGTAGACGCCTGGCACTACGGCCTGGAGAAGACGGGCGTCCTCTCCGGCCTGTACTACGGCCGTGGCATCAAGGGCGAGGAACGCGAGCGCGTCTTCGCGGACCCCGACTGGCGCGTCAAGCGCCGCGTCTACTTCTACATCCCGAAGGATGACGGCAGCCTGCCCTCGAAGGAAGAGGGCCTGGGCCCGCACCGCTACGAGGCGAAGCTCGGCAACCTCTACGACGGCGCGATCGGCGACCCGCGCGTCCCGCACAGCAGCGCCGAGAACTTCGAGTCCGCACTGCTCGACGCGGGCTACGACGGGTACATCTCGCGCAAGTTCGGCATGGCCGTCGTGCTCAACGCCGACGTCCCGGCCACGTACACCGGCATCGACCAGCACGGGCCAGCGCGCGCCGAGCCGGCCGCGCAGGCGCGGCTCAAGCGCGCCCTGCTGCGCGGCGAGATCGGCGCGGTCGACGCGGCACTGCCCGCGCTCAAGGCCGCCGACCCCACCCTGCGTGCGCGCAACGGCTCGGTCGAGTACGACCCCGCCGCGCGCGATGCGCTGAACGCGGTGAAGGGCGAGGGCCTGCCGCGCTTCAGCAAGGCCTTCAAGGAGTGGTTCGGCGACAGCAAAGCCGTGGTTGCGGTGAATGCAGACACCGGGGAACCGCTGACCTCGTCGAAAGAGCCGAAGCGCCTCATCCCCCAGGTGATGTACCACGCAACGCGCCACGATGTCGGGGTTTTTGAAGTCGGTCGCAAGACGGTCAACAGCGGCACCTTCGGCGACTGGGAAACGGAGCGCCAGGCCATCTTCGTGACGCCCGATCTTGCCGCGTCCCAGGAGTACGCGAAGGAAGGGGGGCGCTTCGCGGCCGGCGCCAACGTTATGCCCGTGTACGTGAAAGCGGAGAATCCGCTCGATCTCACCAGCGGGGTTGGCGAGGGTGTCGCGGAGGCCCTCGCGGCCACCGGGCACGTCAGCGAACGGTTCGTCTACAACAACATGCCCCACTGGGACATGTTTGATGGGGAGACGGGGAAGAGCGTTGCGGCCGCGATCAAAGCCGCGGGCTACGACTCGGTCGTCTTCAACGACGAGAACCCGGCCACGGGGGCGGCGTTCGAGGCGTGGGCCCTCTTCCGCCCCGAGCAGATCAAGTCCGCGATCGGCAACAACGGCAACTTCGATCCGAAGGACCCCGACATCCGCCGCGCGAAGTCCGACGCGCTCGGGTTCTACTCGCAGCTCGAACGCGTCGTCGAGAACGCGCCCATCAAGGTCGCGCCGGCCGAGCAGTGGAAGGCGTGGCTCAACGGGAACGCGGCCAAGCTCGGCGTGAAGGCCGACGAGATCGCCTGGTCGGGCATCACCGACTGGCTCGACATGCAGAAGGGCAAGGTCACGCGCGAGGCCGTGAGCGAGTACCTGGCTGCCAACGGCGTGCGCGTCGAGGAGACGGTGCTGGGCGGGAAGCTCTCGCGCGGGCGCGCGCAGCAACTGCGGCCCGACGTGATGGCCGCGCTGCGCAAGAACGACAACCTCGGGTTCGACACGCCGGGCGAAGCCCTGAGCACGCTGATCACAGATTTCAGGAAAGACAAGGACACGCTCTCTGCCTGGGACTTCGACAGCGGCGAGACGCGCAACCTGGTGGCCGATTACCTGGAGGCGTACACCGAGGCCGCGGCAGCCCCGCCCAAGTACGACAGTTACGTGCTGCCGGGCGGCGCGGACTACCGCGAACTGCTGCTGACACTTCCCGTGAGCGACACCGGCGGGTGGGTACTGACCATCGGCGGGAAGAAGATGAAGAAGGTCTACGCGTCAGAGGGCGAGGCCGACGCGGAGGCGCTGCGCATCTCCCAAATGACCGACGGTGGCGCTGACGTCGAGGTGGTTCGAGAGAACAGGGCGGCCCGGTTCCAGTCCAACCACTGGAACCAGCCCAACGTCCTCGCGCACATTCGCTTCAACGAGCGCGCCGACACCGACGGCAAGCGCGTGATGTTCGTCGAGGAGATCCAGAGCGATTGGGGCCAGAGGGGCAAGAAGAAGGGCTTCACCGAGCCGGCCCTGCTGGCGCCGCTGAAGGACGAGCTGGCTCGCGCGCGAGCCGCTCACGCGGGTGCGGTCGCGGAAGTCCTCCGAAGCGACGATGCTCCAGACAATACCGTCGCCGCGGAGGCCCGGGTTCGCGCGGCAGCGCTTGCGCTGGACGCAGAAAACAGCAGACAGCAGGCGCGCGTCCCCGCCGCCCCCTTCGTCACCAAGACGGAGGCGTGGGTCGCGCTCGCCCTGAAGCGCGCGATCTCGTACGCGGTGCAGAACGGGTTCGACAAGGTCGCGTTCACCAACGGCGCGCAGAACGCCGACCGCTACGACCTGAGCAAGCAGGTCGAGATGGTCACCGCGTACAAGGAAACCGGCGGCAGCTACAGAATCTCGGCCACCGACAACAACGGCAACACCCTGCCTGCGCAGCGCGCGAAAGATGAGGCCGAACTCGAAGGTCTCGTGGGCAAGGACCTGGCCACCAAGATCGTCGCGCAGAAGTCGGTGGTAGAGCAGTACTCCGGCCTCGACCTCAAGGTCGGCGGCGAGGGCATGGTCGCGTTCTACGACAAGATCGTCCCCCAGGTCGCGCGCGACGTGCTGAAGAAGATCGGCGGCGGGCAGATGACGACCGTCGACATCGAAGATCGAAGAAAAGAGTTCCCGCTTAAGACGAACGTCCGCACGATGAAGGACACGTGGCCTGTCCTTGCGCAGCCCGGCTTCGACATCACGCCGGCCATGCGCGCGAAGGTGGCCGAGGGCCTGCCGCGGTTCAGCAAGTCGCAGGAGAGCACGCCCGAGTTCAAGCGCTGGTTCGGCGACAGCAAGGTGGTCGACGAGAACGGAGCGCCGAAGGTCATGTACCACGGCACCAGCGCGTCGGACAACGGCGACGCCTTCTCGATGTTCGACACGTACGGGTCGAACTACGGGCTGATGGGTGCCGGCAGCTACTTCACCGACAACCCCGAGGTCGCGGCCGGCTACACGAAGAAGGGGCGTGGCCCGACCCCGACGATCTACCCGGTGTACCTGGCGATCAAGGACCCGATCGACATGGACGCGCCGGCCGACGTCGAGGCGTGGACGAACGGGTTCCCCGACGTCGACTTCGCTGACGTCCCGTCCAACCCGACGAACGAGGCCGTGCTGCGCGCCGTCGAGGAGTACTACCAGGCCGAGCAGTACCCGAAGGCCGAGGCGATCGAGGCCATCACCGAGGGTATGCGGTCGATGGGGTTCGACGGCGTCACGCACACGGGCGGCGGTCGCGTGCGCGACGGCAGCGTCAAGCACCGCGTGTTCATCGCCTTCGACCCCGAGCAGATCAAGTCCGCGACCGGCAACAACGGCGAGTTCAGCCCCGGCACGCCCGACATCCGCCGCTCGATCGCCGCCGGCACCAGCGACTGGGACGCGCCGAAGAAGAGCCTCCTGGACACGTTCCTCTACGGGGCGCAGGACAAGCAGATCGACCTCAAGCGCGTGACCGAGCTGATCAAGGCCGCGGGCAACGCGCTCACGATCCGCACTGACGCGTACCTGCGCGAGGAGTTGTACCAGGGCCGCGTCGCCGACCGCACCGAGCGCTTCCTCGAAACCGAGCTGAAGCCCCTGCTCAAGGAAATGCGCGACGCGGGCATCACGATCGCGGCCCTCGACGAGTACCTGCACGCGCGGCACGCCGAAGAGCGCAACCTCGCGATGCAGCGGATCAACCAGGCGCGCCCGAACAACGACGCGCTCTCGGGCATGTCGACGGCCGACGCGAACAAGATCCTCGCCGCCGCGACGCCCGCCATGAAGGCCTTGGGCCCGCGCATCGACCTGATGATCGCGGGCACCCGCGACCTCATGGAGATCAGCGGCATCGAGTCCGCGGCCGACGTGGACGCGCTGCGCCTGTCGTACGCGGACTACGTGCCGCTGCACCGCGACGAGGACCACCCCGACAGCCGCACGGCGATCGGCCTGGGCTACAGCGTCAAGGGCACGTCGGTCAAGCGCGCGCTGGGCAGCGAGAAGCGGGCGACTAACATCCTGGCCCACATCGTCGAGGCCCGCGAGGCCACGATCACGCGCGCCGAGAAGAACGTCGTCGCGCTCGCGATCTACGCGATGGCCCGCCAGAACCCGAACCCGGACTTCTGGACCACCGAGACGCCGCCTAAGGTGCAGTGGCTGGACTCGCGCGCGAACATCTTCAACCCGGGCACCGGGCAGATGGAGCCGAACCCCAACTTCGGCCAGGTCGTCATGCGCGCCGACCCCAACTGGGCCGGCAAGAAGAACGTGGTCGCCGCCAAGATGGGCGGCGTGGACGTGGGTGTCGTCTTCAACGAGCGCGACGAGCGCGCGATGAGGATGGCGACCGCGCTGAAGAACCTCGACGCCCTGCAGCTCGGGTGGACGCGCCGCTCGATCGGCTCGGCCACGCGCTGGCTGGCCGCCGTGAACACCCAGTACAACCCGGTGTTCTCGATCGTCAACTTCACGCGCGACATCCAGGGCGCCGTCGTCAACCTGAGCAACACCCCGATCAGCGGCAAGCAGCTCGCGGTCCTGGCGCAGGTTGCGCCGGCGCTGCGCGCGATCTACCGCGCCGAGCGCGGCAAGGCGCCGACCAACCCGCAGTGGGCCGCCCTCTACGACGAGTTCAAGCGTCGCGGCTCGAAGACCGGGTTCCGCAAGTCCTTCGTCGACATCGAGGACCGCGCGCACTCGCTGCAGAAGGAGATCGACGCGCTCGGCCGCAGCGCCCCGGGCCGCGTGACGCACGCGATCCTGGACTTCCTGGGCGACGCCAACGACACGATCGAGAACGGCGTGCGCCTGGCCGCGTACAAGACCGCGATCGACAACGGAATCGTCCCCGACCGCGCCGCGAGCATCGCGAAGAACTTGACGGTGAACTTCAACCGCAAGGGCGCAGGGACCCAGGAGCTGGGCCTGTTCTACGCGTTCTTCAACGCCGCGGTTCAGGGCAACGCGCGCGTGCTCGACACCCTGGTCGACCGCAAGCCGAACGGCAGGTACACGCTCACGAAGCGCGGCGCGCGGATCATCGCGGGCGGCCTGGCGCTGGGCGTGATGCAGGCGCTGCTCCTGGCCTCCGCGGACGACGATGACGAGAAGGCGATCCCGGAGTACATCAAGCGCACGAGCTACGTGATCCCGCTCAAGGGCAGCTACATCGCGATCCCGATGCCGCTGGGCTTGCACGTGATCCCGAACATCGGCCGCACGCTCACCGACATCGTCATCGCGGCGGCCAGCGGTGAGCAGGGAGACATCCCCGGCAAGGTCGCGCAGATGCTCGCCACGGTGGTCGACACCGTCAACCCGATGGGGGGCACCGACAACATCGTGCAGATGATGCTGCCGACCGTCGCCGACCCGATCGCGCAGCTCTCGACGAACAAGGGTTTCAGCGGCACGCCGATCTACCGCGAGCGCAGCCACGACGACCCCGCGCGCCCCGGCTTCGAGATGGGCCGGGACTCGACCAACCCGGCCTACAAGGGCGCGGCCTACATCATCCACATGCTCGGCTCGGGGTTCAACAAGTACGCCCGCAACACCGACCTGCCGGAGTTCCTCTCGCCCCAGCCCGAGGCCCTTCGGCTGATCCCGGAGACGGTTTTCGGCGGCGTCTGGCGCGAGGGCGAGAAGCTCGTCGACACGGCCCTGGCCGTGATCACCGGCGCGCCCGTCGAGCAAAGCCGCATCCCGCTCGTGAGCCGCTTCTCCGGCGACCTCACGTCGCACCAGGCCGTGGCTAGCGTCTTCTACAAGAACGTGACCAAGGTCCAGGAAATCGAGCGCACCGCGGTGCGCATGGCCAAGGACGACGTCACGCCACCGGAGCGCCCCGAGACCTACCTGGTCGAGGCCGCCAAGGACGCCCGCCGCCAGGTTGCCGAGGCCACGAAGCGCAAGCATGAGGCCTCGATCGAAGGCAAGCCTGACGCCGAGATCGACGAGATCGAGAACGAGATCGCCGAGATCATGCGCGAGTTCAACGCGCAGGTCCGCGAGGCCCGCAAGAAGTAGCCCCGCCCACCCCGCCCCCTGACAACCCCGCTTCGGCGGGGTTTTTCTTTTTGGAGACCACAGTGATCACCGCAGATCTCCTTCGGCAGATCATGCCGAGGGCCGGCGCGCGGGCCGACTTGTTCGCGCCGCACTTGGAGGCCGCGCGCCTCAAGTGGGTGGGCGACAGCCCCACGCACGTCGCCCAGTGGTTGGCACAGATCGCACACGAGTCGGGCCAGCTCGTCTACGTGCGCGAGATCGCCGACGGCTCGGCGTACGAGGGCCGCCACGACCTTGGCAACACCGAGCCTGGTGACGGCCCGCGCTTCCGCGGGCGGGGCCTGCTTCAGCTCACGGGCCGGGCCAATGTCACCGCGTACTCGCAGGCGGCCGGCGTCGACTTCGTGACGCACCCGGAGCTGCTGGAGATGCCGGCGTACGCGGCCGACAGCGCAGGCTGGTTCTGGCACATCCACGACCTGGGCTCGCTGGCCGAAGCTCTCGACCCGGTGCTGGCCTGTACGAAGCGCATCAACGGCGGCGTCAACGGGCTCGCGGAGCGCCGCGTGTTCTACCGCGCCGCGCTCGCGGCGCTCGCTTCGGACGTTGCGCCGACGCTACATCCCGACGTCGATGTCGGAATTTCCGTACCCTCCAAGGCCATCCCGGCTCCTATCGTCGAATCGACCCCCGCATACACCGCACCCAAGGAACCCACCATGCTGCCCGCGCTTCTCGCTGCCCTGCTCCCCGGCCTCCTGTCCGCGCTGCCGGAGCTGGCCCGGGTCATCAAGAATGACAACGTGCCCGAGCGCAACATCGCCATCGCGAAGAAGGCCTTCGAGGTGATCATCCCCGCGGTCAGCGCGGCGAACGCCCAGGAGGCGGTCGACAAGATCACCAACGATCCGCAGGCCCTGGCCACCGCGCGCGAGGCGGTCGCCCCGATGCTGGAGATCATCGAGGTCGGCGGCGGCATCCCCGCCGCGCGCAAATTCACGACCGACATCCTCGCGTCCGCCGCGCCCCCCTGGGCGAAGGTCGGTTGGGGGTTCACGATCGCGGTCCTCGCCTTCGGGATCATCTTCGGCGGCGGCTACGTGATGGGCACCCTGGTGCTTGACCCGCAGGCCGACCCGCAGCTCAAGGCCGGCATCCTGGAATACGCCAAGAACCTGGGCCTGATCGTCGGCTCGTTCGCGTTCGGCTCCAGCGTCGGATCGAGGAACAAGGACGCGCGATGAGCGACATCGCAGACGACGGCAATGAGTGCGCGGAGCTGCTGCTCAACGTCGCACTCGCCAACCGCGTGCACCGCGCGCTGATCCCAACGGGGTTCTGCTTCTTCTGCAACGAGCCTTCCGGCAGCCGACTCTTCTGTGACGCCGGCTGCCGCGACGACTACCAGGAAGAGCAGCGGCTGAAGCGGATCGCGGGGCGCGCATGAGCAAGCGCAACCCGAAGATCGCCGTCGTCGAATGGGACGACGCGCACATGGAGGGGTGGTGGATCGACGGCGCGGCGAAGGCTCCCGTGCCCGAGATCGTCCGCTCGGTCGGCTGGCTCGTCCACAAGACCGCCAAGCATCTCGTCCTCGTCCAGTCCCTCTCGGACGGGCAACACGGCAACCGGCTGCAGATCCCCCGGGGGATGGTACGGTCGATCGTGGAAATTCCGCAGGAGTGCAAATGCCCGCAATGAAGGTGGACGACGACGCAATTCTCGCGGCCTGGGGCCGGTCCCGCAACACGACCTCGGTCGCAACCGCCCTCGGCCTGAGCACAAGCCAGGCCCGCAAACGCCTGCGCGCCCTCGGCGTCAGCGCCGACATGGCGCAGCCCGCGGCGCCGCGCGACGAGTTCCACATCACCCCGCTCCCGGACGACGACATCCCGATCGAGGACCTGGTCGCGCACCGCATCAAGCAGTTCAAGAAAAAAGCCGCACACCGCGAGGCGGCGAAGCTAGTTCGCTGCACAGTGAATATCGAGGGGCCGATCGGCCTGCTCGTGTTCGGCGACCCGCACATCGACGACGACGGCTGCGACCTGGAGCGACTGCGCGCGCACTCCGACCTGACGCACATCCCCGCGGTCTGGGGCTGCAACATCGGCGACACCACGAACAACTGGGTCGGCCGCCTCGCCCGGCTGTACGCCGATCAGGGTACGAGTGCGAAGCAGGCCTGGGCCTTGGCCGAGTGGTTCGTCAAGCGCACGCGCTGGCTGTTTCTGATCGGCGGCAACCACGACGCGTGGAGCGGCGAAGGGGACCCGCTGAAGTGGATCTGCCGGCAGCAGGACGCCCTGTACCAGTCCAGCGAGGTGCGCCTCGGGCTCGCCTTCCCGAACGGACGTGAGGTGATCGTCAACGCGAGGCACGACTTCGCGGGGCGCTCGCAGTGGAACCCTGCGCACGGCGTGATGAAGGCCGCGACGATGGGCGTTCGCGACCACGTGCTCATGTGCGGCCACAAGCACGTCAGCGGGTACGCGGTGCTCAAGGACCCGGAATCCGGCCGCGCGATCCACACCCTGCAGATCGCGTCGTACAAGGTCTACGACCGGTACGCGATCGAGCGCGGGTTCCGCGACCAGAACCTCTCGCCGGCGGCGTTTCTCGTGATCGACCCGGCGCTGCCCGAGACCCACCCAGACCTGGTCAAGGTCTTCTGGGACCCGGCCGAAGGCGTTCGATACCTCAACTGGCGAAGGAGCCAAGCATGAATCCCCGGGCCCTTGTGATGCTTCTGCTGCTCCTGCTCATGGCCTCGTGCGCGACGCAGATTCCGACGGCCAAGCCGGCCTTCCCCCGCGACATCGTGGCCGTGTGCCACAACGGCCAGGTGGGCCTGGCCAGCCCGTCGGCCGAGGAGATCTTCATGCTGCCGATCCGCTGCGGGAAGGGCGAGGACGTGTGATGCTGCACGTTGAGGAGCTGGTCTCCACGCTCCGGTTCTTCCACGGCGGGAAGACCTACGGGGACCCGTTCGACGCGGTCGCCACGGTCGTCGTCTGCGGCGACCTGGCGTACATCTGCGGAATGAAGGGCGACGTCAGCCGAGCCGACTGGCTGGACCTGCAGGCCGAGCTGAAGCGCCGGGGTGTCCGCGACCTCCTGACCTTCCGCCGCGGCGAGCGCTGCTGGTACGACCCGGAGACCGGGCGCACCCAGCGGGGGGTGCGATTCCCGGTCGAGCCGCCGGTCAACGTCCGAAGTAGTGCTGCAGCAGAGCTGCCAGGCTGATGGTCACCGCGAGGATTATCAGGCCCGACAGGGCCTGGTTGATGACGTCGTAGGGGTCGCACATATCAGCCTCCCTCGAGGGGTGTTGTAGACCCAACCTTCGCGTGTTTCAGCTCCGCGAAAGTGAGGGCGAGGGCCTCGCGCAGCGCCTCGACGCGCTCGGCCAGGGCGGGGTGCTGCGTCAGGAGGTTCGGACTCGCGCCGTCGATGAAGTCGAGGAACTCCGCGACGGCGGCATCAAGAGGCATCACCATTCAGGGATCTCCCTCAGCGACGACGTTTTTGGCCGGCACAGTTTGGCGCGCTTCGCGTGATCGAGGCGCACGACGAACACCGGGGCCTTGCCCCGCGCCCCGCCCCGCAAGGGGGTGGGGCTGCGCAGCACCATTTCGCTGGGGTGGTGCAGGGCCACCAACGTGACGTTGCCGTTGGCGGCCACGACGGTGCCGGTGCGCCACTTGTTCGGGCCCTTCGTGAACTCAACGAACGAGCCGGCCTTCACTGGGGCCTCGCGATCTTGTACTTGCACCCGTGGTCCCCGTAGTGCTCGAAGAAGTTGCACCACTGGTTCACCGTCTCCCGCCCTCGCGGGTTGACGCGCAGGACCCAGCGGTCGCACGACTTGCGCTCCGGGCAGTTGATGCCGTCCGCGCAGCGGGCGACATCGGCCGGCAGGAAGCGGTTGCCGCGGGCGGTCATCGGTAACGCCTCATGCTGCTTGCTCCTCGGTGGCGTTGATCTGCGGCGGTGCGACCTTCGACTTCGGGAAACCGTCGTTGTCGAGCGTGACCTTGAACGGTTTGTTGCCGGCGGTGTGGAAGACGACCACGCCCTCAGGGTTCATGTACCCCGGCGCGGCGAAGCTGCCGCACACGTGCAGCGTGTGCAGCGCGTGCACGACGTCCATGCTGTTGAAGCGGCCCTCCCAGAGCACCGGCACGACGTCGCAGCACGTGGGCCGCGCGAGCGGCTCGGTCCAGCGGGTCGTGTTGAAGAGGGAGAAGCGGCGCTCGTTGAGGTTGTAGCCGCGCTGGATGCCCTTGCCCCACCACTCGCCGAAGTGCTGGCCCGGGCCGAGCAGCAGCAGGTCCTGCCGGTTGGCCTCGACCCAGGCGGCGAAGCCGAAGTTGTCGTCGCCCACCGCGAGCCAGCGGGTGCGGCTCGCGGGGAAGACGTCGCCGTCCTCGGTGATGGTGATCGAGGCGTTGGTGCCGTCGATCTTCTCGGTGATGATCGCGTCGCGCAGCAGGCGCGCGATCTTCGGGAACGCAACGAAGTCGGGTCGGTTCATGCGGCGTCCTTGATCGTGTAGTGGTGGGGGTTTTTGTCGGCGTTGCGGTCGATGACCCTGCCGGCGTGCGCGTTGAGCCCGTTGTAGAACGGCACGCTGCGCGGCGGGCGATCGTCCTCGCACATGCCCTGCATCTGCGCGTCACGCCAGACGACGAGCGAGGTCAGCGCCTTGGCCAGGTGGTGCGCGCCGCTGTCGGGGTCGAGATCCTCGCCCTCCCAGAACGCGATCAGGTGGCGCATGGTCGCGTCGAAGTAGACGCTGCTGCGCACGCCGACGGCGCGGTAGTTGTGGCGGCCGTACTTGCTCGCCCCTTCGAGCATCCCGACGCCAACCTCCGCGACGACGTTCATCGGCACGCAGCTCAACGGGGCCTTGCGCACGCCGATGATGTCCTTCGGGTTCGACGGCTTGCTGCCGCCGGTGCCGCCTGACGAGATCAGCGCGACGACCGTCTTGTCGGCGCCAGGCTGCGCGGGGTCGAAGTTGAACAGCCACTCCCGCAGCCTGCGCGCCTCCTCGGTCCGCTCGTTCTTCTTGTCGAAGTCGGCGGCGCTGTCGGGGCAGCGCGCGGCGTCTCGCGCCATCACGCTCTCGCGCCACGCCTGCGCAGCGGCGGCCTCGTCCTCGGCGTTCTTCTTGAGCTGCTCGCCCAGCGGCAGCTCGCCGAACGTCTGCGTGTCCTCGAAGGCGACGGGGAACGCCTCCTCCATGCCGAGGTCCGCGGGCCGCACGTGGCGGATCGCCTTGTCGAACTTGCGGGCGTAGGCCATCTCCTCGGCGACGCCGCGCGACATCGCCCAGCCGTCGAGGCAGAGCACCCACAGTTCGTCGGCGCGATCGAGCCACGGCAGGTCCTGTTGCAACCAGAACTCGTGGCCGGTCTCCGTGCGCGTCGCCTTGCCGATTTCGTGGGAGTGAGCGATCGGCGAGAACACGACGTGCTGCGGGCCCATGAGCGCGGCGGCAGCGCGCACGGCCTGGCGATAGCGCCACTCCATCACCGCGGGGTCCTTGTGGGAGTACGGGCTGGCGAGGTAGACGTGGGTCTTCTTCACGCCGGGACCTCGGTCGCGATGATCAGGCCGCGATCGTTCGACGGCGGGCCGATCGCCGCGTCGAGGATGTCCCCCACCTCCGCGAGCAGCGGCGACAGGAACGCGGTGACCACGTTCATCTGCTCGACGGTGAGGGCCAGGCGTGCGCCGACCTCCTTGGTCACCTCGTCGAGGAGGACGGAGTTGTTCTTGCCGACCTGCTCGGCGTCGTGCTCGGTCGGCAGCGCCGTGCGCCCGAACCAGAACCCGATCAGGAACGCGCGGTGCGCGTTGAGCACGGCGCTCGCGAGCACCGGCAGGGTGTTCGGCAGGGCGTCGATGCCGTCGTCGATGCGCACGGTCAGCTCGCGCATCGCGGCGCCGCAGGCTTCGGGGAATTCGCGCATGGTCAGATCTCCAGTCGGTTGCTGATTTCGCGCACGGCCGCCGCGAAGCGGACGACGCGATTGGCGTAGTCGTTGATATCCACCGTGACCGGCGCCGACCCGGGGCTCGGGCGCTCGTCGGTGTCTGCCGTGGTCAGCGACGCCGGCGAGAGCACCGGGTCGAGCCTGACGGCGAGCGTGCCGAGCGCGCTGTCCAGGTCGCTGAGGACCTCGCCCATGCGGGCGAGCGCGCCGTGCACCGGGGGGTGCTCATGGATCTTGATGGGGGTCGGCGGATTGAGCGTGCGCGAGTCGGGCACGTAGGCCTGGTTGGCTCTCATTTGAGGGTGATCCTTCCGTGGACGGCGGCGCGCGCGATCTTCGCGCCGGGGTAGTTGCGGGGCAGCTTGGACTTGTCACGCGAACCGCGGCGCGACGGCGGGGTGGCGCCGCGGTACACGCCTCGCGGCATGAAGTGGCCGGCGGCGACGCCCGCGAGGGCGAGCATGGTGGCGAGAATTCTCACTTGGCGGTCCTTCGTTTCATGGCGGCGAGCAGGATGTCCTGAACCTCGCGCTTCGAGTCGAGGCGCTCCAGGACGAGGTCGTCGACCGTGCGGTCGGCGATGATGTAGTGAAGGAAGACGGGCCGGTCGAAGCCGGCCTGCGCCTGGCGCACCGGGCCGATGCGCTCGATGATTTGCTGGTGCTCCTCCAGGTTCCAGTTCAGGCCGAAGAACACGAGGATGTTCCCGCCTGACTGCAGGTTGATGCCGTGGCCGGCACTGGCCGGGTGCGCGAAGAGCACGGGGATCTTCCCGTCGTTCCAGTCGCGCATCGTTTGCGGTTTCCGATCCAGCTCGCGGCCCTTCGGGAAGGCCTTCTTTAGCCGCGCGAGGTCGCTCTTGAAGTGGTACGCGACGAGCACCGGCATCCCCGCGGCCTCCTCGATCACCGACTCCAGGGCCTGCAGCTTCGCGTCGTGGATCTCGACCCACTTGCGCGCGCCGGGGGCCTCTTCGTTCTCGACCTCGGGGTCCAGGTACGCGGCGCCGTTGGCGAGCTGCAGGCACTTGAGCGTGCGGCCGGCAGCGCCGAAGGCCTCGATCTCGTGCTCGCCCAGCTTCAGGTACATGTCATCCTCCATCGCCTCGTACTGCGCGCGCGCCTTCGGCGGGAGCTGCACGCGGATGTAGTTGCGGATGGGCTCGCGAATGTCGAAGTAGTCGCGAACGGCGAGGCTCAGGCAGACGTCGGCCAGGGCGATTTCGATCTCTCGCTGTGCGTGCGGCAACGGCTCGATGCCGAAGCCGCTGCGGTCCGGGCGGAACCAACGTTGGCTGAACGCGTTGAACGACTTGCCGAGTCGCATCCCGCGATCGACGAACCAGTTGATGGCCCACAGGCCCTCAAGCCCATTGCCGGCCGGCGTACCGGTGAGCCCGACGTACCGAAGGCCCTCGTGGTGGACGAACGAGGCCAGGGCGTGGGCGCGCTTCGTGCCCTGCTTCGTGCGGAACCCCTTGAGCTTCGAGCACTCGTCGGCGACGACCATGCGGAACGGACACGCGCCGGCCAGGGTGTCGACGAGCCACACGAGGTTCTCGTAGTTGATCGTGTAGATGTCGGCCGGCGCGTGCAGCGCGGCCTCGCGTTGCAATGCGGAGCCGACGATCGCGGACACGCGAAGATGTCGAAGATGGGGCCACTTCTTGACCTCGTCGGGCCACGTGTTCTGCGCCACGCGCAGCGGGGCGATGACGAGCGCCGGGAGCACGTCCTCGGTGAACTGCAAGAGGTCGATCGCGGTGAGCGTCGAGACAGTTTTCCCGAGACCCATAGGGACGAACAGGTTGCACCGGCGTTTCGTGCCCAGGTACTGCACGATCTCGCGTTGGTAATCACGCAGTTGCGACATTGAATTCCTCCCGCGTGATGTACTCCCAGTGGTGCTTCTTGTACTGGTGTATTAGCCCCCGGGCGGCCATGCTGATGCCGCTCGACTCGATACCCAGAACGCGGGCGGCTTCGGCCGCGCTGCCGAAGACGATCGGGTGCCCACCCCCAACCGGGGCCCCGCGGACTTGCTTCGAGTTCTTGCAGGCGATCCCACGCTTACCCGTCGTGCCGCCGGGCTGCCCGAGTACGCGGTGGCGGTGTTCCTGATTCGCCGCGTTGTCGCACCACTCCAGGTTCGCTGCGCGGTTGTCGGTCTTCACACCGTTCTTGTGGTTTACCTGGGGCAGCCCTGCTAGGTTGGGCAGAAACGCGCGCGCTACAAGTCTGTGGACCCGGTGCGTTTGCCCATCAAGGACCACGCGGGGGTAACCCTTGTCACTCAGGCTCGCCCGAAGAATTCGACCGAGCATGAAACGACCGCGCGCGTCGATGTCCGGTAGCGACCTGACGTACCCGTCGCTGCTCACCTGATAGCGGCCTTCCAGGCCGCGGATGTCACACCAGGTGCGCGTCATACGAGGAGCGCGTCCACGCCAGCGATCGAGTCGATGACCCGGACGTCCTCGCCGCAGGCCCGCATCCGCTCGTGCTCGCGGAGCTGGTGCTCCTCCGGCGGGACGCCGGTCGCCTTCAGCTCCAACCAGACGCACAGTCCGGGGAGCATCACGCGGCGATCGGGCGCGCCGCGCCGGCCGATCCACTTGACCTTGCGGACCTGGCCGCCGTTGGCGCGCACGCGCTTGACGAGGTAGGCCTCGATGATGGACTCGCGCACGGTCAGCCCTTCCGGTAGCGGTAGGCCTCGAACCCGGCCGCTGCGAGCGGCAGGCCCTCGGCCCACGGGGGCACGACCGACATCAGCCCGACGAGCTGGTCGCTGCCGAAGTCGTCGCTGTCGGGCGCCTCGGTGATCAGCTCGTCGTGGACCGAGAGCACGATCTCGTAGCCGGCGGCCTCGACCGCGGGCATGTTCCACGCGAGCACGTCGCGCGCCATGCCCTGCGTCGCGTTCTCCACGAGCTTGCCGCCGTAGGACTTGATCCGCGACCACTTGCGCGTGTACTGGTTCACGCCCATGTAGCTGAACTGCCCGGACTCGCTCACCGCGGGGAACGGGTAGCAGAGGTAGTTGCCGCTGGGCAGTTTGATGCGCAGCCACGAGCCGTCGCGCTGCACGAGGAAGGGACCCGCCGCGTAGCGCATCCCGGGGTTCAGCGTCGCCGCAATGGTCGCCTCCTTGGTGTCCTTCCAGAGGGCCTCGACGCGCGGGTGCGCGCGGCGCCAGAGTCGCTTGAGCGCGTCGCACGCCACGTAGGCCCGCTGGCTCAGGCCGTACGTGCGCTTCTTGCGGCACGCCCATTCCCATGCGCGCTGCGCCTCTTCGAGCACGTCCGCGGGGATCGTCGGCAGGGCCTTGTCGGCCAGGTCTTCGAGGTCGATGCGATAGAGCAGCGCGAACGTGAGGAAGGCGCCCACGCCGCCCTCGTAGCCCAGCGCCAGCTCCATGACCTTGCCGATCTGGCGCTGGTCGCCGGTGACCTGGTCGGCCTCGATCGCGAAGCTGCGCGCGTAGGCCACGTTGTAGAGGTCGGGCCCCGCGCGCAGCGCCTTGCCCTTCGCGTCGTACCCGATGATCCTGTCGTACGCGCGGTACGCGTTCAGCTTCCACTGCTCGCCGGCGAGCCACGCGAGCTTGCGGCCCTCGATGTTGGCGAGGTCGGCCGCGACGATCTTCTTGCGGGGGCTCGCGACGATGCACCCGCGCACCGCGTTGCTCGCCGACTCCATCACGCTCTTGCACACGAGGTCGGCGATGCCGGCCTTGAACGCGGCGATGTCGGTCTCGATCTGCTCGGCCTTCATCGTCGGCCGGCTCATGTTCTGGGGCTGGAACATCCGCCCGCTCCAGCGACGCGTGCGCTGCGCGCCGCTGAACTGCAGCGTGCCGTGCAGACGGCCGTCCTTGGCGACCGACTTCAGCAGCGTCTTGTACTTCGACGCACTCGTGGTTGCGACTTCGAGCCGCACCGCGAGCAGCTCGCGCAGCGCCCACGGCAGGTCGGGGTCGTTGACACGCCGCTCCAGGGTGGCCTTCTGCATGTCGGGCAGATCCACGCCGTACTCGGCGAGGATGTGCTTGAGCATCATGTCCACGCGGGTGGCCGAGTCGACCGCGCCGTCGGTGAGCGCAACGGTCTGCCCGCGCAGCGCCGCCTGCTCCAGCTCGATGGCCTGGACCGCGGCGCGGGTCAGGTCCACGTCCACACAGAACCCGCGGTCGTTGATGCGCTGGTCGAGCCGCCAGAGGTCCAGCTCGCGACCGCGGTAGTTCCACTGCGGCAGCTTGTTGTAGACCGCACGCATCGCCTCGACGTCGAGGATCGCGTACTCGATGAACCGCGCCCACTCCTGCGGGTGAGTGTGCCGCGTGTTGCGCCTGCCGTCCTTCTGCGGCTTCGTCAGGAGGTGGATCAGCCGCTTGCCGTCGCGATCCTTGGCCTTGTCGGTCGGCACCTGGAGGATGTCGCACAAATCCATCAACGCGCCCGGCAGGCCGTGCGTCATGGCCTGCGCCATCGTGTCGTACCAGCGATCGGGCTCCAGCGCGTGCGCGTACGCCGACGCGAGGCGCGGGTCGCGCTTCGCGTGGCGCAGCATGGTGCGGTCGAAGAACGAGTTGTGGAAGACGATCTCCACGCGCTCGTCGGCGAGGGCGTCGTCCAGCTCTGAGGGGGCGGGCGCGTCGGTGGTCAGGTCCCACGCCTGCACCGGGGCGTCGTCGACCGCCCAGGTGAAGATCGTGATCTCCGCGCCCGCGGCGTACGCGTGCGTGCCGTTCGTGATCGGCACGTCGCCGTAGGTCTCGAAGTCCCCCCAGAGCTTGGTCACTCGCCGGCCTCCTCTACCCGTGCAGCGCGTGGACGACCGCGCGGAACAGGTAGTCCTTGGCCTTCTGCTCGGCCGGCAGCTCGTCGTACGGCACGAAGCACGGGTGCTCCTTGCGTTCGGCGTCCTTCACCGGGCCGTACTTCCAGCCCGCGGCGCGCTTCTCCTCCAGCCACGCGTTGTGCGAGTGGTCCGGGCCGGCGGTCGGATTGCCGAGGTGGAAGCGCACACCGTTGATGGCGCTGTCGCGCTGCCACTCCGGGGCCAACGCCCACGGCGGCTGGCTCGTGTCGCCGAGCGCCTGGCAGTAGGCCCGGTTGATCTCGTGCGCCACGCGGGCGATGTCGGGGATCGTCATCATGGGCGCCTCCTTCAGACCAGGTCGTCCGCGGTGGCGCCTTCGGAGATGTCCTCGAAGTCGTCGACCGTGGCCGCCGGCGAGCCCGAGAACGCATCGCCGTCGCGCACGAACTGGACGCCCTTCAGCGCCGCGTTGATGCGCTTGCCGAACTTGTTGTCCTGCGCCCAGATCTCGATCACCGCGTTGACGTAGCACCCCGCGTACGGCTTGCCGCTGGACTTCTCCAGGGGGCGGCGGTCGGGCCCGAGCACGAGCGGCGGCTTGTCCTCCGGCGAGGCCGCGGACACGAAGAAGTTGCCCTCGTAGCCGTCGTACGCCTTCGTGTTGCCGTTGTGCAGGCACAGCTTGTCGGTGGCCTCCAGCGCGGCGTACTGCGCGGCGCCGCGCGCGGCCCACTTCTCGGTGGCCGCCTGCTTGATCGCGGCGCGCAGCTCGGCGAGCTGGGGGTGGTTGGGCGGCAGGATGAACGCGGCGCTGTACCGCGGCTCGCCGTCGTCGATGGCCTTCGCGGTGTGGAGGTCGGGGAAGCTCAATCTCACGTTCTGCAGATGAAATTTCATGGTGGTCTATTCCGTTAGATGGTTTGTTCCGCGTGTTTGCGGATGCGACAGGCTTCAGAAAAGTCGGGCGTCTGCCCCAGGTGATGAAGCTTCCCGTGGCGGCCGAGGTAGACTCGGTACGCCCCGCGTTCCCGGCACCACCAAACCCCAGGAACGCCGGATCTGTTTGTTGAGATCAGCCGCCTGTTGCGCGCCTGCTCAACACGCGAAGCCCAACGACAATTGCCGGGCTCGTAGTTGCCTTCGTTGTCAACGCGATCAAGTGTGGCTCCCTCCGGCCGCACCCCCATGTCGGCAAAGAAGTTCGCGAACGTGCGCCAGCGCTCGCACACGGAAATGCCTCGGCCACCCCAGTTCCTGAAGCTCGGCCTGTTGGGGTTCGTACACCGTTCGACCATCGAGGCCCAAGACGCGTACGTCGGGGTGCCGCGCATTCCGTGGCGCACCCCCCGAGTCACACCAAGTCCCCCACGTTGTTCGTCTCGTCGCTGAACATCTCGACCACGGGGGTGATGACAAGCGCAGGCCGCTTGTCGGACTCGGGCGCCACCGACGGCTTGCCGTCGGCCTGGGTGATCAGCGCCTGCAACTTCTTCCACTGGCGCGGGCCGATCGCTTCTTCCTTCACGCGCTTCTCGGCCGTCGTCGGGCTGATCACGCTGTAGTCGTACATCGCGTCGTGCTTGATTCGCATCGCGAGCATCGCCTGCTCGGCCTCCTCTTTCGAGGACCAGGCGCGGTTGCCGCGCTTGCCCTGCACGAGCTTCCAGCCGGGCACCGGTGTGCCGGCCAGCAGGCGGCGCTCGGCCTCGGCGCGCACGGCCTTGCACCAGCCCTCGACGAGGTCGACGAGGCTCATCTTCTGGCCGAGCTGGTCGTCGGCCGTGGCCGCGTCCGGGGCCGCCGGCGCGGTGAGGTCCTCGAACATGGCGCCGGTCTCGGCCGCGATCTTGGCCGCCAGCTCGGGGCACGTGGCCTTGCCCGCGCACCACCGGCACTGCTTGTCGCCCGGGATGCGCGGCGCGTCCGGTGCCTCGGCGCGCGCGATTGCGGCGCGGACTTCCTCGCCGAACGCGAGCAGCTCCTCGCGGGTGCGGGTGTACTCCGACTGCGCGCCCAGGCGGGGCTGGACGATGACGACGCGGATGGACTTGACCTGCGTCATACGAGGTCCTCCACGGCGTCGGCCGGCGCGGGCTCGGACTCCAGCTTCGCGAGAACGCCCAGCGCGTAGATCTGGAGCTGCTTGTTCTCGAACGCGTTGACCTCGACCCCGCGGCCCATCTTCAGGTCGATGACGATGACCTCGCCGTCCTCGTCGATGACGATCGCGTCGGCCGTGCCGGTCTGGCCCGGGATGCCCGCGAACTGCGAGTAGTCGACGCGCTGCTCGACGAGGATCGGGCGGCCCTTGGCGTAGCCGCGGACGACGTCGACGTAGGCCTGGACGGCCCCGGCCATCTCGGCGTCCACGACGTTGCCCAGCGGCAGCTCGACGCCCAGGTACTCGGCGGCCGGCTTGCCCTCGGTGAGGCAGAGCGCCGCGAGCGTGTGCCCGTCGGTGCCGTAGTTCGCGTCGGTGCTCGACCGATCCTCGAACTGCGCGGCGTACGCGATGCCCCCCGGGCAGCCGAACCACTGCTCGGCTTTCGAGGGGCTGTACTTGGCGTGGTGCTCGCCCATCAGGCGGCCACCTTGCCGGCGCCGATGCACGTGTTCGCCTCGGCGACGAACTGGTCGTACACGCCGGTCTTCAGCGCCTTGCCGCTCGTCACGCCGTAGCGCGCGAGGAGGTCGACGATCGCGTCGCGGCCGAACTTCGCGCCATACGCGAGGACCACGGCCTTGACGTCATCGTAGGTGCAGCTCGGCGTACCGGCGGAAGGGCTCGCCGTCGTCGCGGGCGCAGCGTCCGCCACCGCCTCGGCAGTACGCGGGGAAGGGGCAGGGGCCGCCGCGGGCGTCGCAGCGGTGCGGGGCTTGGGGCCGGCTTTCGGCGCCTCCTGCGCGGCCGGGGCCGGGGAGGCCTTGGGCGCCGGGGCCGGCAGGTCGGGGCACGGCAGGGTGAGCGCGCGCTCCAGGAACGCGGTGAGAATGTCGGGCAGGACGATGTTGACGGTGATGTTCATGTTGGGCGTTCTCGCTTGGTCAGAAGGAAGTGGGTTGGGCGACGGCGCGGGTGAGGAACATCAGCGCCTTCTGGAAGTTGATCCGGGCCTCGGCGGCCCAGGCCGCGGGCTGCGTGCTGTCGAGGCGGTTGACCTCGGCCTCGCAGGCATCCATCTCGACGTTGGTGGAGCCCTCCTCGCACCCGATGTCGAAGGCCGCGTCGTACTGCGTGTTGATGTGCGCGTCGACCTGGGCGCAGAGGGCCTCGATCTCGGCCCCCTTGGCCTTGATCTGGTTGATCAGCGCGACCTCGACGTCGGTCAGCGCGCGGTATCCGGTGATGGGTGCGTTCATTCGCGAATTCCAAGTTGGCGTTGCAGAAGGGAAACCTTGCGGGTCGCGTCGTCGCGCTCCAAGATCGTGTCGATCGTGTAGGGGTCGAACGCGGGCATCCGGTCCAGGCACGCGTTCAGGTACGCGACGCGCATCTGCCAGAACCACAGTCGAAGCTGGGTCATGCTTTCCTCCCTCGGGTGGTGACGATCTCGTCGGCCCAGAGCACGGCGCAGTCGATCGACACGCTGATCAGATCGCCCCGGTTGAGGCAATCGGACAGGACCGTACTGAAGGTGGTGAGCCAGAGCGCGTCGTTGAAGGCCTGGCTGTCGGGGGCACGCTTAGCGCGGGCCTCCTGCGCCGTGATCGCTGCGTCTTGCTCGTCGGTCACTTGCAGGCCTCCGCGCGCGCCGGGGCGCTCACCTGGCGGGGCTCGGGGTCGTCGAGGTAGAGGGCCATCACGACGAGGGCGACGCTCACCGCCGCGATGACCGCGAGCCAGCCGAGGCTGTAGTCGATTTCGTCACGCATGGAGCTGTCCTTTCGCGCGGCACACCGCGCACACGTATTTGTTGTTGACGCGGCCGACGACGTGGGCGGGCTTGATCTCCCCGCAGCGGCTGCATCGGTGGGTCTTGGAGAACGGGGAGAAGGGCAGACGGCAGCGCGCGCGGATCGCGTCCAGGTGGTTGCCGTCGCCGTCGAGATAGGACCTCACTTGAGCCCCCTCGCGCGGTGGAAGTTGAACTCGCGGTTCAGGGCGGCGCCCCAGAACGCGAGCACGATGCGGACGTACAGGCGGGCGATCACTTGTTCAGCTCCTTGATGAGGGCGTCGGCGCACGCGACCGCGAACGCCGCGAAGTCACTGGCCCCGTCTTCGAGCGAGTACCCGGAGGCCACGCAGCCGACGAGCGCCTGCGCGGCGAAGTACTCGCGCTTGGTGAGGCCGGGGTACGAATCGACCGTCGGGCCGACGAAGGCCTGGTCGAACGAATCGCATCTCATTGCAGCTCCTCCAGTTGCGCGACCTTCGCCGCCTCGCGCACGGCCTGCGCGTGCGTGTCGATGTGGCAGTAGTCGCCGACGGTGTCGATGTGGCCGCGCGCGTCCATGCGGCGCACGTTGTAGCGGCGGTGGTTGTCGACGTCGATCTCCGAGGTCACGAAGACGACGACGCCGTTGGCGGCCTGCAGCCCGCGGGCGGGCAAGTGCGTGCGGAAGAACCGCACCGAGGCCTCGTCGAACCAGTGGCCCTTCGGGTCGCGCTCGTGGTAGAGCCGCTCGATCTCGGGCATCGCGATCGTCTTCATGCCGGCACCTTCAGGTCTTCGTTGGCCGTGCTGTTGACGTCGATGCCGGGCGGCAGGATCGGCTTGAGCACGGCCCGGCAGGCGAACGTCTCGGCGAACCCCGGGAAGGGGTTGAGCTGGTAGAGGTCCGCGCCGCAGCCGCGACAGGCCTCGCCGGTGCGCGCGATGACGGTGATGCACCGGCCCAGGTACTTGGCGTCGGCGTCGCCGACGATGATGCACAACGTGCCGGGGGCGATCGGGCTCATGCGTGCAGCTCCTCGACGACCAGGCCGTCGCCCTGGATGCCGGCGACGATCGCGGCCATGAATCGGGCCTCGATCACGACACCCTTCGGACCCCAGGCCGGGGCGTCCTTGGGGAGGTGCTCGATGACCCAGTCCTCGGCGGCGTCGTTCGCCGGCGTGAGAATCACGACCGAGCCGTGATCGCGCAGGGTGAAGTCGGCGGTGCTCATGTCAGAGCCCCAGCCCGAGCTGCTCGGGGCCGCGCGGCGCCATCATCTGGGCCGCGATCGACGACTCCCAACCCACGTAGCGGTAGACCTCGCCGCCCTGCGGGCCGTACGCGTAGATCTCGGTCTCGGGGCGCTCGGCGTACTCGTCGCGCAGCAGGTTCGCGGCCTCGGTCGCGTTGCGCGCGAGCACCTCGTAGCGGCGCTCGGCGACGGTCGCGCAGAGCGTGCTGTCGTTCATCACGACGAAGACCGGGACCCGGAAGAGCGGGCGGCGGCTGACGCGGCCGACGAGGCGGGCGCGCTGGTCACGGCGGGCGGTGTGGCTCACGATTGCACCTCGACGAATTCGCCGTCTTGCGACAGTGCGTACCAGGTATCGGCCTTGACCACGCTGCCAGGGCCCACGATGGCTGCGCGTATGTGGCGCAGGGTGCCGTCGTGGTTGCGCGCGCAGACGACGATCGCGCCACCGAACGCGGCCTTCGCGCGGCTCTCATAACCCAGGGCGCAGGCGACCGCGCCCATGCCGTCCGCGCTGCTCGCCGACCGGAACCCGGTGCTCGACACCGCCGACTGGTCCCCGGTGCTCGACGCCGCCGACCGGTTCCCGGTGCTCGACGCCGCCGACCGGAACCCGGTGCTCGACGCCGCCGACTGGTCCCCGGTGCTCGACGCCGCCGACCGGACCCCGGTGCTCGACGCCGCCGACTGGAACCCGGTGCTCGACGCCGCCGACTGGTCCCCGGTGCTCGACACCGCCGACTGGTCCCCGGTGCTCGACGCCGCCGACTGGTCCCCGGTGCTCGACGCCGCCGACCGGTTCCCGGTGCTCGACGCCGCCGACTGGAGCCCGGTGCTCGACGCCGCCGACCGGAACCCGGTGGCGTAATTCAGGGTACCGAGCGCGCAGCGCGACGTAATCCACTCGATGGCGCGCGAGACGAGATCCGGAATTCGCAGCTCAGCGTCGATCGTGATCGACGCGGAGGCGATCTTCGTATCGCCACCATTCGGGTCGCGGGCGATCTTCCGGCCTGCCGTGACCTGCGCGTAGCGGCTCTTCGCGGGCGGGTAGTACGAGAACACGTCGAGCGGGTACCCGCACGAATGAAACCCGCCGCGGGCACAGCGCACGACCGTGTCGCTCGTAACGTAGGTCTTGCCGATCTCGTACTGGAACGGCGTGCCCGCGGGGTTGCAGACCAGGTTCCAGTCGAAGCCCTTGTACGCGACGATCGATTCGCTTTGCGTCGTCATGTCACACCCCTTTGCACGCGCGGTCGACGCTGCCGTCGTACTGGTCGTACGCGGCCTGGAGGCGGGACTGCTCGACGCCGTGGAAGGAGGCGACCAGGTACACGGTCTTCGCCGGCGGGACGCCTTCGGCGACGTCCAGGAGGTGCTGCAGGGCGAGGATCAGCGAGCCCGTCTTCGGGCTGGTGGTGATGGCGTGCATGTTCAGGACTCCAGGTGTGCGATGCGGTTCGAGCAGACGACGAGCGGCGGGCGGATCGGCTCCAGGTCGCGGAACTCCGCGACGACGGCCGCCGGCGCGTCCAGGCAGAGCAGCGTCCCGGCGGTCGCGGCGACGTAGCCGACCTCGGCCCAGAGGCCGGGGTTCTGGCGGTACTGCGCGAACGCGTCGAAGTGGTCGCCGTCGCGGGCGACGATGTGCAGCCGGCCCGCTTGATCGCTCCACGGCGGGAGCACGAGGTACGTGCGGCTCATGGCTTAGGCCTCCGCTTTCGCGATGGCGGCGCGGGCGTGCGCGCGGATGTTGTGGAGCGTGAGCGCGTCGTGGTGCATCGTCATCTGCGCGATCTCGCGCAGCGCGGCGAGCGCCTCGTCCTGCCGCCCGAAGCCGACGTCGTAGTTGGACGCCATCGTCATCAGCCGGCGCGTGATCGCCGGGAGGGCCTCGTTGAGGCGGCCGTCGGCGTTCGCGTCTTCGATGCACGAGGCCGCGTGGCGAACCTCGCCGAGGATCAGCTCGGCGCGGGCGAGGGCCTCGCGCGTCGGCGCGTCGGCAAAGATGCGGGCGGCGCGGAACGCACGTTCGGCTTCGCGCTCGGCCTGGAGAACTTGGTTGAAGTTCATGGCTCAGGCCTCCTCGGCGGCGGCTTCGAGGGCGGCGCCGAGCGCGCGGTCGGCGCCGATCACGTCGGCGGCGAGCGGGGCGCGGAACGCGACGTACGGGGCGTGGACCGGGCAAACGGCGGCCGCGGGCTCGGCGGCGGCGGCGGCGGCCGGGGCCGGCGCGTCGATCGCGCTGATCTCGTCGGGCCAAACCGTGAACTGGGCGCCGCTCGCGAAGCGGATGAAGTACGCGTTGTCGAGGACTGCGATGACCTGGGCGGGGCTGCCCCGGAACTTGACGATTTGACCGACGGTGGCTTGCATTTTGACCTCTGGCAGTTGGCGGGTTGCGGGTTGCGGGTCCGTTGCATCACGTGCAACAGAACGAAAGATAGCACGAAGCGAAAACGAGATGCAAGCGGCGCGTGAAACAGCCCCTGGTGCGTGTTGCACGCCTACAACCTGGCGGCTGTAGGCCCCCCGTGCTATCCTTTCCGGGTTTCCCTTGACAAACCCTGAAAGCCGCCCCGGACGGGCGGCTGCACCTACCGGACATGACACCCCGCATCGCGGAGCTGGCGCGCAGACCGGCCCCGCGGGGCTCGCGGGGCGGGGCCACCTCGCCCCCGGCAGCCTGAGCCGCGCAGGCATCTGCGCAACGCGGCGCTCCCCCAACCCATGAGGTTACGATCATGAAAGACACGGTTATCGGGATCGAATATGGACTGCGGGCGGCCGGCGCCCTGCGCAGCGCGGACGCGCTCAAGGCGCTGCGCGAGGAGTGCTCGGCGCTCGCCGCCGGGGCGTGCATTCACGACGACGGCCTGACGGCCGACGAGAGCGGCACACCCTACTGCGCGATCAAGCGCGAACTCGGCGTGCTGAAGCGCAGCTTCACGGCCGTGCTGAAGGGGAACGCGGCCCTGGTCATCGAGCGCAGCGCACTGCGCAACGAGCTGGGCGCGAAGGTGGCCGAGGGTAGGAACTGTGCCGATGAGTTGATCCGTGCGCGGGCGACGATCGCGCGGCAGACCGAGCGCATCGATCTGCTGGAGCGCGATCGGCAGCACCAGCAAGGTGTGCTGAACGAGATGAAGGTCGCCCTGCTCGACCGGGCCACGAGGGCGCCGGGGGGCTTCGGCCCCGTCACGACCACCTGGGCCCCGGACGGCACGATCCTGTCCGTGACGCGGCGGGGCGTCGACGGTAGCGTGCTGGAGGTGATCGCGCAGGCGAAGAACCCGAACGCGCGCGAGACGGGGCTGCAGGCCGCGCGCATCGAGGAGCTGGAGCAGCGGCTCGCCGCGCAGGACAGGCACATCGGCAAGCTGGCGGCGAAGGTCGCGATGGTTGCTGCCGAAGAGCGCGAGGCGTGCGCGGAGTTGGCCGACAAGCACCTGCTGCTGGCGTTGGCCCCGTGCGAGCGCATCCTCCTGCGCGGGCTCTCGGACGCGATCCGCGCGCGGGGTGTGAAATGAGTGCGAACTTTTGCATCGGCTTTTTCATCGGCCCTTGTCACGAGAGCAGCAGGCTCTACATGCGCCGCGCGCTGCTGCGCGACGCGGGCCCGAACGAGCCGGGCCTCGTGCTCGCGCAGTTCGACGACAGGGACCTGGAGGAGGACGGCGTCCAGTACGGCTTCGGCTGGCATTACTTCTTGTGGTCGGACTTCACGTCGGAGGACGCGGATTGAACGCCCTCGAGCCCACCGTCGAATCGCTGCAGCAGCAGCTCGCGTTCGCCGAGTCCATCCACAAGGTCGCCGTGCAGCAGCGCGACACCGCGTGGGCCGCGCTCAACGATCGCGAGAAGCACATCGACCATCTGAAGGTAGCCCTGGCCGAGCGGCACTGCGAGGTGCTGACCTGGGAGCGGCGGTACAAGGATCTGATCGCGGAGTACGCCAACGCGGTGGCACTGCGCGCGCCGGCGCCGATCGTCATCAACGCGCCGCCGGGGGCGTACCTGGGCGCCGGGGAGGTGAATCGATGACCCCCGAGCTGACCGCCGCGATGATCGATGCGTGCGAAGCCCTCCAGGACTTCCTGAGTGGGGACGGACCCACCCCGCGGCGCCGCACTGCTGCACGAGACGCGCTCTGGAATCTCGCCCAGAGGCTGCGCAGCGAGCCCGCGGACACGCCTGCGCCGGATGAATCCGCAGCCCTCGCCGCGCCGCAGCCGCAGCCTGAGCCGGTGGCGTTTTTCGTCTACTTCCCGAACGAACAACGTCAAGAGTTCTTCGATTCCGAGGAGGACATGGGATATATCGACTCGCTGACGAATTCTCCAGACGCCGAAGTGACTCCGCTCTACGCCGCGCCGCAGTCTCCCGACGTTGCACGCCAGTACGAAGAACTGCGCGCCGCCATTGATGGTGGCAGTGAGTCCATGACGCACGAGGATGCGCTGGCTGTTGTGCGAGCGTGCCGGTGTGGGGAAGTCGTGATGCAGCCCGCCCAGCCTGAGCCGGTGCTGGGGAAGTTTGAGGGCCAATGGTACGGCATCGGCATGCCAGACACCCTACCGGACGGCACCGAACTCTACGCTGCCCCGCCGACGCGCGCGGCAGTGCCGCTGACGGATGGCAAGATCGGCGAAATTGCCGACAGCGACGAGTGCAATCCAGATGATCGTGGCTGGGGGCCGAAGTTCAGCTTCCGAAAGTTCGCCCGCGCCATCGAGCGCGCCGCCTGGAAGAAGAAGAACGGGATCGGAGGTGGGGGATGACTGACCGCGAACACCTCATCGCACTCGCGTTCTTCGTCCTGGGAATACTGGCCGGGTGTGTGTTTGCTATCGCTATCGTTGCGTGGAGGTGCACATGATCAGCGACGACCGAGAGCTTCTTGAACTTCAGATAATCCCCGGCGCAGTGGTGGTCAACTCTGGGGCCGCAGTTCACAAGGCTGACGACATTGTGTGCATCAGCTTGGATCTGAAGTCGAAGTACGCAGACCTTCTCTGCTGGGGAAGCAGCGACGATATCCCGTGCGTTTCATACGTGGCGAACGACGTCACGATGTATTTGGATAAGTCTATGGATGGGGACGCAATCACTGAGGTGTCGTTTCCAGACTACGCCGGGTGGGAGGTTTTCTCCGCGTCTGCTCCTGGGCGATACACCGCTAACGTGGTGTTGGTTAAAAGGGGGTGAAATGACTGACTTCGCGTGGCTGTGCTTGGTGATCGCCGGGTGGGTGGCAACGATCATCTGGACGTGCTGGCGCATCACCAAGGGGAAGTGAAATGATCAGCGACGACGACATCCGCAGGGCGCGCAACACCGTCGACTTCTTGCGCGACAAGCAACGAGTTGGAATCGCCCCAAGCGACCGAGAGATCGCAGATGTGATCGACGCGCTCCTGGCCGAGCGTGAGTTGCTGATGGCAGAGAACACGAAACTGCACGGGTGGGTTAAAACAGAAGCGCAGGCCGCAGGAACGCTTCAGCGGAAATTGAATGCGGCGCTGAATGAGCGCGAGCGGCTGACGGCGCGCCACGCGTGGCTGGACTGGATGATCGCGTACTGGCAGGAGCGCGGGGAATGAGCACGAAGTGTAGTTGGCAGGGCTGCCGCGAACCCGAAGGGACGCCGCAGCTCGATCGAAACGGGCGCCCTTGGGCGTGCCTTTGCGGGCCGCACACCGAGGAACTGCTGCTCGCGATCAGCGCAGGCCCACGCAAGATGATGGCCGCGTGGATCAAGGCGCAGGGCGGCCCGGGGGCGGCGGCGGACCGGATGATGGGCCCCACCCCATGACCGTCGACTTCGAGCAGCAGGGCAGGGCGCTGCTGGCCCGCGGGTACACAATCATCCCGATCGCCGCCGGCCAGAAGCGCCCCGCGATTCCGAAGTGGCAGCACGCACGTCTCACCGCCGCGGACCTGCCCAAGTTCGCCGGCTGCGGCGTGGGCGTGCTGCCGGGCGTGGGCGACACGCCGCTGACGGCCGCCGACGCCGACATCAAGCGGCCCGCGCTGGCCGCAGCGTACCTCGCCTGGATGCGCGAGCACCTGGGCCTGACGGTGGAGCGCGTGGGCGCCGCGCCCAAGGTGATGCTCATCTACCGGGCGGCCGAGGCCGGATGGGCCAAGGCCACGAGCGCCTGGTACGCCGAGCCCGGCGTCACCGACATCCACCAGGCTGATCGCGTCGAATTCCTGGGCGCCGGCCAGCAGTTCGTGGCCTACGCGATCCACCCCGACACGCAGCGGCCGTACGAGTGGATCGACGTGCTCGGGGGCCTGGAGGAGATGAACGCGACCGAGCTGCCCGTGCTCACGCGAGAGCAGGTCTCCGAGGCCCTGGCCGCCTTCGAGCGCATCGCCGGCGAGCACGGCCTGGCGCCGGTCAAGGCCGGCAAGGCAGGGGCCGCCACGGGTGCGGCCACGCACGCGGCCGGGGACGACCCGATGATGGCCTACGAGCCGCCGGCGGGCATCCCACTGGCCGAGGCGGTGCGACTGCTGACGTTCGTCGACAACGAGGAGTATGACACCTGGATCAGGGCGGGCGCCTCGCTGCACCACGAGTACGGCGGCTCGGACGCGGCCTTGCGGGCCTGGGACGACTGGTCGAGCACCGCGGACAACTACCAGGGGCTTGCCGACCTGCAAGCGCGCTGGGAGGGCTTCGGCAAGTCCGACCGCCGCCCGGTCACGATTCGCTGGTTGCTGAAGTTCGGGCGCGAGGGCGAGAAGGTTGCGGTGCTGGCCGAGAAGCACGGCGTGCTCGACGAGGCCAAGGCGCGCATCGAGGCGTGCACCGACCAGATCGCCCTGGTGAACACGATCGCCAAGGAGGTCGGGCGCGACGCCGGCGAGGACCTCGCGCTGAGGGCCCAGCTCGCGGGACTGATCCGCGCGCGGTTCAAGACCATCACCGGCATGGCGCTGTCGGCCGCGGACGTCAAGACCGCGATGCGGACCGCGCCGGTGGTCGACACCGGGGCGCTTGCGGCCGGCACGGGCCGGCGCGAGGACAGCGAGCTGGGCCTGGTCGCGAGGCTGATCGACCGGTACGGCACCGGGCTCATGTACGTGCCCGAAATGGACCGCTGGTTCAAGTGGACGGGCACGCTCTGGAAGGGCAGCAACGTCGTCGAGATCCACCACCTCATCAAGGAGGTGATCAAGGACCTGCCGCGCGAGCACGAGCTGATCCAGAACGAGTCCGAGCGCTCCCGGTTCTTCGAGTTCAACCGCCGCAGCCAGAACCAGAACGCGGTCAAGAACGTCGCCGACTCGGCGCGATCGGAGATGGCCGTGTACGTGCCGGCCGAGGAGCTGGACCGGGACCCGATGCTGCTGGGGGTGGCCAACGGGGCGGTGGACCTGCGCACGGGCAACCTGCTGCCGCCCACGCGCGAGCACCGCATCACGATCGCCTCGCGCACGCGCTACCGCCCGGAAGCGAAGTGCGACCTCTTCGAGGCCACGCTGCTCGACGTCTTTAAAGGCGACCGCGACATGGCCGCGTTCTTCCAGCGGCTGGCCGGGTACTCGATCCTGGGCAACCCCAAGGAGGACGTGATCGCGGTGCTGCACGGCGGCGGGTCGAACGGCAAGTCGACGATCCTGAACGCCATTCGGGACACGCTGGGGCCGCACGGCGCGGTGAGCGATCCCACCACGATCATGGAGACCAAGGGCAAGGGTAGCGCCGGCGGCCCGCGCGAGGACCTCTTGCGGCTGCGCGGCAAGCGACTGGTGACGGTCGCAGAACCCCCCGAGGGTGCGGTGCTCAACGAGTCGGTGGTCAAGACCATGACCGGCGGCGACCCGGTCCCGGCCAGGGGTGTGCACTCGCGGTACACGGTCGAGGTCAGGCCCTCGTGGGTCGTGTTCATGCTCACGAACCACCGGCCCACGATCAAGGGCGACGACGACGGCATCTGGCGTCGCGTGCTGCTCGTGCCGTTCGAGCGCAACTTCAAGAAGGAGGGGTTGGACGACACCGACCGAGAGGACCGGCTGCGCGCCGAGCGCGAGGGCATCCTGGCGTGGCTCGTGCGGGGCGCCCTGGAGTACCTGCGCGATGGCCTGAGGCCGCCCAAGGTGGTGCAGGACGCCGGCAGCGAGTACCGGGAGGACATGGACCTCCTCAGCTCGTGGCTGGAGACCTGTTGCACGGTGGACCCGAACGCGCGGGAGAGCAACACGGTGTTGTGGGCGAGCTGGTCGCAGTACGCGAAGACGCGTGGGGAGCTGCTGTTCATCCCGAGCGAGAAGAGCCTGGGCAGGAAGCTGCGAACCCGCTTCAAAGGGTACAAGAGCAACGGAAACCGCGGATTCTGCGGAATCAAGGTCAATCAGGTCGGGGAGTTCGAGTGAACGCGCAAATTTTCGCGTGTTTAACGCGCTTTTTCTGCAGAATCTGCCTAAAAATTGGGCACAGGGGCGTTAGGGGCGTTTCTCTATGCTCAAAGTATTTAGTCTCGCCAGGAGCCTATAGGGACTTTTGGGAAAAGGGGGGTAGAAACGCCCCTAACGCCCCTGTTGGAAAAAATAACGGGTTCAGGAACAGCAGCGGCAACAACACCGCCCTGGCGGGAAAGGGCGCGCAATGACGAAGGACGACATGCATGGCACAACGCCGAGGGCCCCCGGTCAAACCGAACAGCGCCACGCAGAAGGTGCTGCGACTGTTGCACTACGCCAATGGCCGGTTGAGTACGTCGGATATCGCATCCGCACTCGGGGCGCCCTTTCGCAAGACGGGCAAGCTCCTGAGCTACATGGCCCAGGACGGCCTGATCACGAACGTCACCATCGCGCCAAGCGAGGGAATGTGGTCGTTGTCCGAGGAACTTATGCGTCCTCGCCGCCGACGGAGACCGAGATCGCCCGTCATGCCCACCGCACCAAGGACCTGGTTCCAGGTGTGAACGAGCCGTTGGCGCTGCCGAACACGAACCCGCACTTGCGTCGGCCGCTGCCCGAACGCCGGCTGCTCGCCGCGATTGTGCTGCAGGCCGTGGTGGACCTCGCGCAGCCTCCCCACATCTCGCAACCCAAGCACCGCAGGCGGCAGCGCGCCGAGGCGCGCGACGCCGCCGAGTTCCTCTTCGACTCGCCGTGGGGGCTCAAGCTGATGGAGGACTACCTGGACATCGACGTCGAACGGTTCCGCGAGGGCCTGCGCGCGGGCAGGGTGCCCGGCGACCTGGCCTCGTGGTCAACGAGCTGGAACGTGAACAAACACCTGGCCAGGAGGCCCGCCCATGTACGCTGGTGACGCCCTGTTCTCGAGCGCGTACGTCGCGCTCTCGTACGCGTACACCTACGGTGACACGCAGCACGCGCAGGCCGCGGCCGCGGAGCGCCAGCTCGCGACGTTCGCGAGGGACCGCTACGGGCGTCCGCCCAGCTCGGGGCGCGGGCTCGTGGGCCTGGATGGCGCCGCGCAGGCCGGCATGATCAAGGCGATCGTCGAGCGGCAGGACACGCGCACGCAGCTCGTGGCCGTCGCCCGCTTCGCGAAGCTCAACCCGGAGGCCAGGAAGGCCGCTTGCGCGGCCCTGGCGATACGGCTGAGGCTGGAGGTGCCGGGTGGCTGCCGCGAGCGCGCTGCGGTGGCTCCTGCGCTCCTGGCGAGGCATTTCGGCATGAAGGTCAACACCGGACAGCTCGCCGACGCCGAGGACGTGGACCTGCGCAGCGTGCGCCGTTGGCAGAACGACGTGCGAAAGTGGATCAAACCGATCGAGCAGCGCGCGATGAGCGTGATCGAGCAGGCCCTGGAGGAAAGGGGCCTGGTGTCCACCGCACGCGACATGGCGAGGTAATGTCCGCAAAAATGCTATAGGCTTGGTGGTATCGATAGGCTGCCCCAAGTTGTAGCCGTCACCGCTTCCCCCGGCCTCGAGCCGGGGTTTTTCTGCGCGCAGGACGCTCCGCTATGGTCACACCACCCGGGGCGTACGAGATCCTCAACACCAAGCTCGATGCGGTCGCGTCAACGCTGGGCGAGGTGCGCGCGAAGGTCGACGACTTCAGCGCCGCGATCGTGGTGCAGGCCCGGCTCGAAGAGCGGCAGGCCCAAGCCACAGAGGCCCTCGCACGGGCCTTCGGCGTGATCGCCGAGCACCAGACGCAGCTCGACGCGCTGCAACGCGCGCTGCCGCCCCTGGTCGAGACCCGCCGCTGGGTCGTTGCCGGCATCGGCCTCGCGGTGAGCGCGGTGCTGGCCGCGATGATCAAGACCGTGGTCCTCGACCCGGCGACGCTGCGCGACGAAGTCAACCGCGCCGTGGCCGAGCGGGCCCACGTCACGCAACCGAAATGAGACCCGAATGAACGCACAACAGGCCGCGATCTACTTCGCGCAGAACCCGGACGTCGCGCAAGCGTACGCCGCTGCCGGCGAGGGCATGAGCCCCGAGCAGTTCGCGTCCGCGCACTACGCGCAGTTCGGCTGGTCCGAGCAGCGCAAGCTGCCCGACGACCCGAACGCGCCGCCCCCGCGCAGCGGGTACAACCCCGACGGCAGCCAGCGCACGAGCGCGAACCCGAACAACGTCGCGCCTGCAGTGCAGGTCACGAACAGTGACGGCACCACCGGCCTCATCAGCGGGGCGCAGGCGGCCGCGGACGCCGACCCGGGCGCCGCGTACCGCGCGCAGCGCGAGCAGGCCGCCACGGCCGCCCTGGCGCCGCAGCGCGCGATGGAAGCGTGGCAGGCCCAGATCGAGGCGCAACCCTGGTACGCCGACTTCACGCGTGCGCTCGGCCCCCGGCAGAGTTTCGGCAACGGGGAGAGCAACTGGGGCTACGACTCCCGCTCGGGCAAGTTCACGAACGGCTGGAACGCCCTGATCGACCGGTTCGGAACCGTCGACCCGCGCGAGTACGCCGCCAAGCAGGGCATCGCGCCGCCGCCCGAGTGGCAGAGTGACCCGAGCAAGTGGCAGCGCGACACGAGCCCCGAGCCCACGCGCAGCCCGTACCAGCAGGACATCGCGGACCGGCAGGCGGCGAACGCCGCGCGCAACGCGCTGCCCGCGGGCGAGCGCCCCAGGCCCACCACCCCGGTGACCGTGCAGCACGCGCAGCCCGCCCCCGTGGCCACGCCCCAGCCGAGCGCCGCCGAGGTCGCTCCCGCGAGCCCAAAGCCGCTGATCTCGGCGGCCCGGCTGCCGGCGACGACACCAACGGCCTCGTCCTCGACTACTAGCCCGGGCGTCGTCTCGGGCGCGATCGGCCCGTCGAACCCGGCCACGGTCGCCCCGGCGCGCAGCTTCGAAATGCCGCGCCAGCCGCAGTCGAGGGTCACCACGTCACGCAACGGCATCGTGGGTGGGTGGATGCGAGGCTGACATGCAAGGTTACGACAGTGTGCCTAGCCGCAGCACCGCGCGCGCGCCCGGCACGAAGACCCAGCAGGCGCCCAAGCGACCGGCGCCCGCGGCCAAGCCCAAGGGTTTGATCCGCAGGGTCATGGACAGGTGACGAGATGAGCGCTGCATCCGTTGCCGCACGCCCGCCGCGCTCCAGCTACGACTGGGAGGCCGTCGAGCGCGACTACCGCACGGGCAAGTACTCGCTGCAGGAGCTGTCCGAGAAGCACGGCCCGAAGTTCACCACGATCGGCCAGCGCGCCGCGCGCCACCGCTGGAAGCAGGACCTCTCCGAGGTCGTGCGCGTGGCCACGCAGACCGAGATCGCGCGTCGCACGCTGATCGACGAGGGCTACGTCGAGAAGGTGCAGGGCGACCTGCGCGAGACCATCGAGGCCACCGCCGCGTTCAACGCGACCGTCGCCATCACCCACCGCAAGCAGCTCGCGCGACTGCGCAACGCGATGGGCGAGATGGTCGAGGAGCTGGCCAGCATCACCGGCGTTCCGCTCGCCCCCGGCGTCACGCTCGACGACGTCGCCCTGGTCGCGGGCCTGACCGCCAAGGACACCGCGGCGCTGCTGCGCACGCCCACGCTGGGCTACCGCGTGCAGGTCGCCGAGAAGCTCGCCGGCGCGATGAGCAAGACGATCCTGCTGGAGCGTCAGATCCACGGCCTGGACGCCGTGCCCGAGGACCAGACGTTCGAGGCCCGCATGGCCAAGGCCTTGGCCGACCGCGGCGAGGCGTGAGCGACACCCTCGCGCAGTTCATCGTCGCGTGCGCAACGGACTTTCCGTTCTACGGTGAGCACTGCCTCAAGGTCCTCGACAAGGCCGGCTCGCTCGTCCCGTTCAAGCTGAACACCGCGCAGCGCTTCCTGCACGAGAAGCTGCAGGAGCAGCGCAAGGCGATCGGCCGCGTGCGCGCCATCGTGCTCAAGGGCCGGCAGCAGGGCGTGAGCACGTACGTGCAGGCCCGCTACCGCTGGCGCATCAAGCACCGCAAGGGCGTGAAGGCGTACGTGATCGCGCACGAGCAGCGCGCGTCCGACAACCTCTTCGCGATGGTGCGGCGCTACCACGACAACGAGCCCGCCGAGGTGCGACCGCACTCGGGCGCCGCGAACGCGAAGGAGCTGTGGCTCGACCGACTCGACTCGCGATACGAGGTCGCCACCGCCGGCAGCAAGGACGTGGGTCGGTCGGGCACTGCTCAGTTCCTGCATGGCTCCGAGGTCGCGTTCTGGGCCAACGCCGCCAGCCACTGGGCCGGCATCGGCCAGACGGTGCCTGATGCAGACGGCACCGAGGTGATCATCGAGTCGACGGCCAACGGCCCGTCGGGCGAATTCTACCGCCGCTGGCAGCTCGCCGAGCGCGGGCAGTCCGAGTACATCGCGGTCTTCATCCCGTGGTTCTGGCAAGACGAGTACCGCCGCGAGACGCCGCGCGGGTGGCAGCGCACCGATCGCGAGGACGAACTCGCCACGCTGTACGGCCTGGACGACGAGCAGCTCGCTTGGCGCCGCAACAAGATCGAGACCGACTTCGCAGGGGACGACACGCTCTTCATGCAGGAATACCCGAACACGTCGGCCGAGGCCTTCGTCGCCGCCAAGCGCGACACGTTCATCAACTTCGGCGACGTCGAGGCCGCGCGCAAGGCGCAGTGCCCCGCGCAAGGCCCGGTCGTCGTGGGTGTGGACCCCGCGCGCTTCGGCGACGACCGCACCGCCATCGTGTGGCGCCGGGGCCGGCAAGTCTACAGGGTCAAGACCTACGAGAAGAGAACGACCATGCAGGTCGCCGGCATCGTCGCGCAGATCATCGAGAACGACAAGCCGGCGCGCGTGTTCATCGACGTCGTCGGCCTGGGCGTGGGCATCTACGACCGACTGGTCGAGCTGAACTACGGGCCGATCGTGTGCGGCGTGGGCGGCGCGGAGAGCGCCACCGACGAGGAGCACTACCGCAACAAGCGCGCGGAGTGCTGGGGCCGCATGAAGGCCTGGTTCCAGGCCAAGCCCGTGCAGATCCCCGACAGCGACGAGATCGCCGCCGACCTGATCTGCCCCGGGTACTCGTACGACAGCCACAACCGGCTGCTGATCGAGTCCAAGGAGTCGATCCGCAAGGACCCCGATCGTCGCTCGCCCGACATCGCCGACGCAATCGCGCTCACCTTCGCCGAGCCCGTGCGCGTGACGCAGGACGCGAAACCCAGGGCCGAGGACTTCGGCGTGCTCGACCTCGTCGCAGGGTACTGATGACCAAGCTCGAACAGCTCCTGCTCGCGCACCCGGTCGCGGACCGCGCCCCGCTGCGCGCGCTCTACGACAAGGCCGTGGGCATCTGGGCCGGGCTCGACGGTGCCGTCGGCACCGTGATGGTCGGCGGCCTGGACCGCCGCATCTACATCGAGTTCAACCCCGACGGCACCGTGAAGAAGATCGCCGCGCACACGCCGCCCGCACCCGCGCAGGCCGCATAGGACCCCCGCATGGACGAAACCCTCATTGCCGACGACGTCGATGTCGTCGAGGCGCAGCGTGCGCGCCTCGCCGAGATCTACACGGGCGTCGTCAAGCAGCGCGACAAGTGGGTCGCGCACCGGGCCCAGTCCGGGGTCGAGCACCGCTGGCGCGTCGCCCAGCGCCTGTACGAAGGCAAGGACCCCGACGGCGACGACACCTCGCTCGCCGCCGTCCTGAAGAACGGCCCCACGATCCCGGCCAGCGGCGCGCAGCGCTCGCGCGTCACGATCAACGTGGTTGCGCCCAAGGTCGAGGCCAGCACCGCCCGACTGTGCGAGATCCTGCTGCCGGTCGACGACAAGAACTGGGGCTTCAAGCCGCGCCCCGACCACGACCTGGCCAAGGACGCGCAGCGCGACGGCACGCTCGTGAACCCGGTCACCGGCCAGGAAATCGGCAAGCTCTCCGAGATCGCCAAGGGCGTGCGCAAGGCCAACCAGGACCGCGCCGAGGCCCTGGAGAACCGGGTCGACGACGCGCTCACCGAGTGCAACTTCAACGGCGCCGAGCGCCGCATGATCGAGGACGCGTGCCGACTGGGCACGGGCATCCTCAAAGGCCCGCGTCCGTTCAACCGCTGCGACTGCAGATACGAGCAGCAGGAGACCGCGGACGGCGGCATGGCGTTCGTCGAGTCGCAGGAGGAGCGCACCGAGCCCGGCAGCGAGCGCGTCGACCCGTGGAACGTGTTCCCGGACTCGGCGTGCGGCAACGACCACCAACGCGGCGCCGGCATCTGGGAGATGCGCGACGTCACGCGTCGCGAGGTGCGCGCGCTGATCAACGTCCCGGGCTTCGACAGCGAGGCCATCGCGGAGATCCTCATCGAGGACCCCAAGCGCGTCGCCGTAGCCGAGGGCCGCGTCACGCGCGAGCGCAGCGACGACGGCAGCTACCAGCTCTGGGAGTACACCGGCGAGGTCGAGGCGAAGGACTTCGACTTCCTGCGCGAGCACGCAGGCTCGCCCGTCGAGAAGGCCCTGGCCGTCGAGAACTGCGTGCTGCTCGTGATCAACGACCGCATCGTCGGCGCGCTCCCGCGGCTCACGCGCGACCTGCCGTACGACTTCTTCTGCTGGTGGCCGCGCGACGACTCGCCCTTCGGTGACGGCCTGCCGCACCGGCTGGAGAACGCGCAGCGCGTGGTCACCGCCGCGTGGCGCCAGCTCATGGACAACGCGGGCCTGGCCGCGGGCTCGCAGCTCGTGATCAACCGCCACCTGGTCGAGCCGCTCGACGGCAAGTGGCAGATCACGCCGCGCAAGATCTGGGTCGCCAAGGGCGACGACGTGGCCGACGTGGGCAAGGCCTTCGTCAGCGTCGACTTCCCCGCGCACATCCAGGAGCTGATGGCGATCGTCACCGCCGCGATGGAGATGGCCGATCGCGAGTCGAACACGCCTCTGCTCATGCAGGGCGACCAGGGCGCCGCACCGGACAACGTCGGCGGCACGCTCGCGCTGATGAACCAGGCCAACAGCCCGCTGCGCCACCGCGTGAAGCTCTTCGACGACGCCGTCACCGAGCCGCACCTTCGCCGCTACCACCGCTGGTTCATGGACAACGGCGACGAGGAAGGCATCAAGGGCGACTTCGAGGTCGACGCGAGGGGCAGCTCGGTCCTGGTCGAGCGCGACGCGCAGAACCTCGCGATGATGAACATCGCCAAGCTCGCCGAGAGCCCCGTGTACGGCCCGATCATGGCGCCCAAGGCCGTCACCGGCCTGCGCGCGATCCTGCGCTCGTTCCGCGTGAACCCCGACGACTGGGCGCCGACCGAGGAAGAAGACGCGCAGTCCAAAAAGGACGCCGCGCAGAACGGCCCGCCGCCCCCGCCGCCCGAGATCCAGGCCAAGCAGATCGAGGCCCAGGACCGCCAGGCCGAGCGCGACTTCAAGGCCCGCGAGAACGCGGCCGATCGCCAGGCCAAGCGCGAGGACCGCGCGTACAACGTCGAGCGCGAGAACGCCGAGGCCGACATCGCGATGGAGCAGGAGCGCACCAAGCGCGACCTGGGCTTCGGCAAGATGGCCAACGACCGCGACATCTCGCTCGCCGAGCTGCAGGCCGAGACCGGCGTCGAGACGATGCACGACGCGACCAAGCGCGACCTCTTCAACGCTGAGGCCGCCCTCAAACAGCAGACCGGACAAGGAATCTGATGAAGCTCACGATCGGCATCCCGACCGCAGGAATGGTCCACGTCGGGTTCATGCACTCGGTCATCGACCTGCTCACCAGCGTCTACACGCGCGGCCTGCCGAGCCGCGCCGGCGAGCCCGTGCAGATCGGCCTCGTCACCGAGATCGGTACGAACTGGATCGCCAACCGCGAGAAGATCGCGCGGCGCGCGGTCGACGAAGGGGCCACGCACCTCCTGTTCCTCGATGACGACATGACCTTCGAGCACGACGTCCTCGACGTGCTCGCCAGACGCCGCGTGCCGATCGCGGTCACGAATTACCTGATGAAGACGCCAGAACGCGACACGTTCGTCGCGATGGCGCTCGAAGGCGGGCGCGTCGCCACCACCGAGGCCGACACCGGCCTGCAGCCGATCGCGTACTCGGGCTTCGGCGTCTCGCTCTTCGAGACCCGCGTCTTCAAGCAGACGCCGCAGCCCTGGTTCGCCCCCGACTTCCTGCCCGAGAAGAGCACGTACAGCACCGAGGACAACCCGTTCTTTCGCCGAGCGCGCGAGGCCGGCTTCGAGGTGCTGCTCGACCACGACGCCAGCAAGCTCGTGACCCACTTCGGCCTCGGGGCGTGGGACTGGACCGACTACAAGCACACCAGGAGTTGACGCATGGCCATTGTGGACATCACCGAGTACTCGCAGATGGCGACCGACGCCGCCGGGCGACTGCTCCCCGCCGGCAAAGAGCCGGGCGCGTACCAGCAGGTCGCGATCGGCGGCGCGCACGCGGAGTCGAACGCGTTCGGCGAGCAGTGCACCTTCATCCGCGTGCACGCCGACGCCGCGTGTCGCATCGCGATCGGCGCCTCGCCCGTGGCCGCGACGACCACCCCACGCCTGGCCGCCGGCGCGACCGAGTTCTTCGGCGTGAAGGCGGGCCACAAGATCTCCGTCATCACGTCAGCCTGAGGCCGCGCGCATGATCACCACCCGACCCGCACCGCCGGTCCCCGCCGGCCTCGACTCGCTGATGCAGCTCGTCGCGTTCGCGCAGGCCTGCCTCGGCCCCGACCTCGCCGGCATCCTGGCCGACCTCGACGCCCGCCAGAAGGCGGCCGAGGACACGCTCGCGCAGGCGCAGGCCGAGCGCGCCGCCGCCAAGCACGCGCAGGACAGCGCCCTGGAGGCCACGAACCTGGCCGCCGCGCGCGTCAACGAGGCCGAGCAGAAGGTGCTCACCGCCAAGGCCCTCCAGGCTGACGCGCAAGGCCAGTTCGAGCGCGCCGCCGCCGAGCGCGAGGTCAACGAGAAGAACCGCGTCGAGCTGCGCGCCCAGGTCGACGCGTTCCTCGCCCGCGAGGCCGCCGCCGACAAGGCCCGCAAGTCGGTCGAGTTGGGGCTGTCGGTGCGCGCGGCCGCGCTCGACCAGCGCGAGGCGCTGCTCGACGCCAGGGCCGCGGAGCTGGACGAGAAGATCGCCGCCGCGGACGCGGCGCGAGCCGCGCACGAGGCCAAGACCCTCGCGCTGAAAACTGCCCTGGAGGCCTGACCCATGATCAATGAAAACGTGGGCGCGCAAGACGCGCCCGGGGCGGGTGTTGTCGCCAACCCGTCGCTCATCGAGACGATGGAGGCCCCGTACTTCATCGCCGAGGTCGAGTGCTACGGCGCCGACGGCAAGCTGAAGTGGGCCGAGCACGTGCGCAACACGGTGATGACCGCGGGCAAGACGCTCGCGCTCAACGTGCTCTTCGGCGCCACCGCCAAGGTCTCAACGTGGTACTGCGGGCTGATCTCCAGCGTGTCGTACACGGCCATCGCGGCCGGCGACACGGCCGCGCAGATCAACGGCACGAACGGCTGGAAAGAGGGCGCCACCGCCAACGCGCCCAAGTACACGTCGCCGGCCGCGCGCCCCGCGCTCACCTTCGCCGCCGCCTCGGGCACGGCGATTGCGACCAGTGCGGCGTCGTCCTTCACGATCAGCGCCGACGGCACCGCCAAGGGGATGTTCTGCATCTCCGACAGCACCAAGGACGGCACCAGCGGCACGCTGTACTCGGCGGGCCTGTTCTCGGCCGACCGCGTCCTGATCGCGGGCGACACGCTCAACGTCACGCTCGCCCAGAACCTGACCTGACGCCGTGAGCTTCATCTTCAAGGACCGAGTCAAGGAGACGACGACCACGCACAGTGGCACCGGCACGTTCACGCTCGCCGGGGCCGTCAGCGGATTCCAGTCGTTCTCGGCCATCGGCAACTCGAACACCTGCCCGTACGTCGCCGAGGGCGCGACCATCGGCGAGTGGGAGGTCGGGATCGGCACCTACACCGCGAGCGGCACGACGCTGGCGCGGACCACGGTGCTGGCGTCGAGCAATGGCGGGAGCGCGGTCAGCTTCACCAGTGGCGTCCATACGGTCTTCGTCGGGTGGAGCGCCGACTACGCGCTCGGCAGCGACTTCGCGCAGCACGCGATCATCCCAGGCGGCCGGCTCACGCTCACGAGCGGAACGCCGGTCACCACGAGCGACGTGACGGGCGCGACGAGCATCTACTACACGCCCTACGTGTCCAACGTCATCAGCTTGTGGACCGGCGCGCGGTGGCAGCCCGTCGAATTCAGCGAGTACACGCTCGCGCTCGGCGCGTTGTCCAGCGGCAAGCCCTACGACGTGTTCGCGTACTTGAGCAGCGGCGCGCTCGCGTGTGAACTGCTCGCGTGGACGAACGACACGACCAGGGCGACGGCGATCACGATTCAGGACGGGCGCTACTGCAAGAGCGGCGACAAGACTCGGCTGTACCTAGGGACGTTCTACACGACGGCGACGACGACGACCGAGGACAGTGCGGCGAAGCGGTATCTCTGGAACTTCTACAATCGGTCCAACCGCAAACTTACGATTTC